GCGAACACCGACCGGGACAACCGGCTGCGCCGGACCGGCACCACCAAGGCGCTGGCGTCATGAGGTGCACGCACTGGATCGGCGCCGAACACCGCCACTGCCACGCCACCGACGACGTCCGCCCGTACCTCACCGGCGACCGCTGCCCGGCACACACCCCGCGTGCCCTCAAGGGCCTGGACGAGAACGAGCCCGGCCCCGGCTGGCCTGCCGCGGCGTGGACGACGCCGTCGCCGCTGAACGAGTCCCGTGTGGCCGACGCGCGGGCGGTCGCCTCCGGCAAGCGCCGCTCCCATCCGAACGCCTACCGCGCGGCCCAGGCCGCGGTCGACCACCAGCAGAAGGAACGGACCTGATGGGCCTCTACCACTCCACCTACCGCGCATACGGCTTCGAAGTCCCCGCCACCACCGACTTCGAGCACCTCGACACCGTCCTCGCCGACCAGCCCGACGGCGAACGCCTCGGCCGAGTCGAGCACACGTACCTCGGCGACTTCGAGCAGCTCTTCCTCCACACCGTCTGCGAGGAGGTCAAGGCCAACGAGTTCGCCCGCGTCACCCTCGCGGACTGCCAGCGGTACGAGGTGCCCGTCTGGACCACCGTCCTCCACAACGTGGCCGTCCGCCTCGGGCACGAGCTGCACCCCGAACCGGCCTGGCTGGTCCTGCACGACTACAGCTGACCACCCGAATCGGCGGCCGCCGGCACCCCCTACGCGGCGGCCGCCACCCCGGGAGCCCGCCCCTTCCCCCCGGCGGGCTCCCGGACCCCAACCACCGCACCAAACAGGAAAGGCACACCGTGACCATCCACATCGACGCCGACGTCAAGTTCGACTCCAAGATCCTCACCGACGTCGCCGAAGCCCTCGAACCCCACTCCACCGAAATGTTCCAGCAGCGCCGCGGCCGCTGGATGGCCGTCGTCGAACTCGCCCACGTCGAGCGCACCGAGCCCGGCCCCGACGAGGACAAGCAGCCCACCGTAAAGCTGCGCGTCACCTCGATCGAAGTCGCCGCCGACGAGATCACCGGCGGCCGGCTCCGCGGCGTCCAGCGGGAGATGTACGACCGGCGCACCTCCGGCGGCACCCTCTTCCAGCGCGACGAGGACGAGGTCGCCTGATGTCCGCCGCCCGGCCGCAGAAAGGCGGCGACCCGCGCCGCCCTGCGGCCGGGCCACGCCCCTGCCCCCACTGCGGCACACCCGTGCTCACCCAGCTCGTCGGCCAGCGCGCCGCACTCCACGTCACCGCCGACGCCAACCCCATCCCCCGCGAGGACGCCATGGCCCTACGGACACCGCACCGGCTCGTGTGGTGCCTGGCCGTGCGCCGGTCCGGGGATCTGGAGCTGCTGTGGCGGTGCCAAACGGTGTGCGGGCACGGAACGGTGATCGGCCATCAGTGCCCGCCGGAGGCGCGCCAGTGGGGGCGCCGGCCTGAGGGGGCGATGTGGTGACGTCAGTCCTTCGCGATGTTCTTCGCGGCGCCGGCGTCGCGCTGGCGCTTACGCCACGCGTTCACCCGGGCGTGGATGTGACGACGGACGTCGTCGGCGCGGGAGGTTCCTTCCTCCTCGCACAGTTGCCCGTACGCCGCCCACACCTCGTTGTCGATGCGGATCATCCGGCCGGGCGTGCCCTTCGTCGTCATGACGCCAGCGTAGCTGACCGTGCACCCAGCACACACCCCCAGTCGCGAAACTGTATGCCGTACGTATTGCGGGTGCCTACACACCCCGGGGTAGACTGGGTGACAGGTGGGACGCCGGTGAAACCGCCCTGACCAGTTTCTTTCCCGCGCCTTCAACCCACCAGACCCGCACCAAGGAGACCGTACGTGGACAACGTCCGCCCCTTCCCGCGCACCACGGCGGACGAGGACGTCCCGGACCGCACACCCCCCCGGGACCAGGCCGCCGAACGCGCGGTCCTCGGCGGCATGCTCCTCTCCCCAGACGTCATCCCCGACGTCGTCGACATCCTCGAAGGCCCCGAGTTCTACTGGCCCGTCCACGAAACCGTCTACAACGCGATCGTCGCCCTCGCCACCAGCGGCCAACCCGTCGACCCCATCACCCTCGCCGACGAACTCCGCCGCACCGGCGACCTCACCCGCGTCGGCGGCCCCGCCTACCTCCACGAACTCCCCGGCGCCGCCCCCTCCGCCGCCAACGCCCCCTACTACGCCGAAAAAGTCCACGCCGCCTCCGTCCGCCGCGACGTCCTGCGCGCCACCGGCGAAGCCGACCACCTCCTGCGCTCCGGCGAAGGCGAACTCGCCGACGTCCTCGACCTCGTCCAAGAGAAGATCAGCCGCGCCGTCGAAGGCTCCACCCCACGCACCGCCGGCACCGACCCCACCGGCTGGACCTTCTCCGACCTCACCGCCGTCCTCGACGGCACCCACAAACCCCAGCAGCCCACCATCGGCGCCCGCGACGACGGCATCGGCATGTTCTACCCCGGCCGCGTCAACGGCATCCAGGGCGAATCGGAGGCAGGCAAGTCCTGGGTCGCCCTCATCTCCTGCCTCGTCGAGATCAACCGCGGCAACCACGTCGTCTACATGGACTTCGAAGACTCCGAGGAAGGCGTCGTCTCCCGCCTCCTCCTCATCGGCGCCCGCCCCGACGACATCCACCGCCTGTTCCACTACGTCCGCCCCGGCACCACCCCCACCCCCGCACAGCTGCGGCAGTTCATCACCCGCATAGGCGACCTCGGCCCCTCCCTCGCCATCGTCGACGGCGTCACCGAAGCCATGGTGATGATGGGCCTGGAACTCAAAGAGAACACCGACATCGCCAAGTTCGGCCGACTCCTCCTGCGCCCCCTCGCCGACACCGGCGCCGCCGTCGTCCCCCTCGACCACGTCGTCAAGAACAACGAGAGCAGAGGCCGCTACAGCCTCGGCGGCGTCCACAAGCTCAATGCCGTCGACGGCGTCCAGTACATGCTCGAAGCCGTCCGCCCCTTCGGCATCAACACCGAAGGCCGCAGCCGCCTGCGCATCGCCAAGGACCGGCCCGCACAGATCCGCCGGCACGCCCTCCCCGGCGGCCGCAACCCCATGCACTGGTTCGCCGACCTCGTCATCCGCTCCGAAGGAGACGACTTCGCCGACGCCCACCTGTACCCGCCCATCCAGCACGACGACGACCCGCAGGAAGCCGCGGCCGTCAAGGACAAGGCCGCCCAGGAGGAGGCCGACATCAAGGACCGGGAGGGCGCCGTCCTCGCCGCCCTCGCGAAGGCCACCGAGCCGATGAGCAAGGCCGCCCTCGAGGAGCTCATCCCGGGCCGCGCCTCGGTCACCCGCCGGGCGCTGACGCGGCTCGTCCACGCGGACCGTGTCGTCGTCGAGAAGGGCCCGCGCGGGGCCGCTCTGCACACGCTGCCCGCGGACGGTGAGAAGGCGTGAGCGACCTCGTCCGCACCTCGTCCCGGACTGCGGGACGACCTCGTCCCGACCTCGTCCCGATCTTGAACCGGCCGGGACGAGGTGGAGAGGAAACCGCAGGTCACAGCCTTAACGACCTCGTCCCGATCTTGAAAGCCACCTCGTCCCGACCTGACGACCCGTCACGGGACGAGGTCGCACCCCCTCCCACCAGCACATCCCTTGATCGCTTGACCTCGTCCCACCTCGTCCGGGACGAGGTCGGGACGAGGACACAACGACCTCGTCCCTCGTCCCCCGCCTTATAGGGGGACGAGGACGAGCGTCGTCCGCCGCACCCGCCACACCCCACCCAGGAGCCACCCCATGAAGACCTACCGCCGCCACAACTGCACCCGCACCCACCGCACCTGGACCACCCTCGCCAAATGCATCTGGCCTCGAGCCATCTGGATCCACGGCAACGGCCCCTACGCCAGCGTCGCCCGCTGCGGCCGCGGCACCACCGTCCAGCTCTGCCTCACCCCCGAAGACGCCCAGGAGATGAAGACCGTCATCGACGACACCGGCTGCGGAGGAATGTGCCGACGCCAGCACGAAGTGATCCAGCTCGCCCGCCCCGTCTGATCGGAACTCCGCCATGACCATCCAGGCCATCGAAACCCGCTACGCCGGCCACCACTTCCGCAGCCGCCTCGAAGCCCGCTGGGCCCACTTCTTCAAGACGCTCGGCATCAAGTGGCAATACGAGCCCCAGGGCTATCTCGTCGGCTGCAACCAGCGCCCCTACCTCCCGGACTTCTACCTCCCCAGGGAACGCCTCTGGGTGGAGGTCAAAGGAAGTGAAGACGCCCTCGATATGGACCTCCTTGTTGCCGCAGCCACCGCACACAGCGGCCTGCCCTACGACGCCGACGGAACACCGCACCCCGACCCCAGCCACGCCGGCCCGCGGCTACTGGTTCTCGGCCCCATCCCGGAGCACCGGTACATCAACGTCCAACCCGTCCACGCCGTGCTCAGCTTCTGGAAGGGCGACATTCTCCAGACCAGCGCCTGGTTCGACGCCGACGGCAGCATCAATCACGAGGACGCCGCCGGTGGCCGAGTTGGGAGCGACGCCCCCGAGGTCTTCTGGGACACCCGCGGTTCGGAGTGGGGCGCTCTTACTGGCACCGGATCGCTGATCTTCGACGGCGATACGCGGCCCACCGACGTGCAGCGCCGCGTTGCCGACGCCTACCAGGCGGCCCGTTCGGCCCGTTTCGAGCACGGCGAAACCCCCGCCTGAACCACCCCCGCGTGATCACTAACGCGCGACACCTGACCCCCCAGTAACAACCAGCCGAAAGGCCCACCATGACCACCACACCCCGAAGGATCAAACGAGAGCGGACCCGTGGCTGGCGCGCACCCGCCGGCGCCAGATACGTCGGCCGCGGCACCCGCTGGGGCAACCCCAACCAGATCACCCAGACCGCCACCAACGGCTGGAACGTCAACCACGACAACGGCAGCAGCGTCGGCGTCTTCGCCTCCAAACGTGAGGCCCACCGGTTCGCTGTCGAGGCGTACCGCGCGCACCTCAAGGCCAACCCCAAGCTGGCCGACCGAGCCCGCGTCGAACTCCGCGGCCGGGACCTCATGTGCTGGTGCCCGCCCGAGCTGCCCTGCCACGTCGACGTACTGCTGGAGCTCGTGAACGCGGAGGGCTCCCGGTGAGCGCCGCCGTATGGGCCGGAGACCACCTCGGCCGCGCCTTCACCGGCCACCAGGCCGAGGACGACTGCCCCTGCCCGCAGGCCGCCTGCGGACTCATCATCCAGGCCACCATCAACCCGGCCTGCGAGGAGCACGCCTGGCCCCACGCGAAGTCGATGCGGCAGTCCCACCCCGCCCACGCCTGCCCCGGTGCCGCCGGCGGGGAGGTGTCGTGACCGTGGCCGCGCTCCGTGAGCTCCTCGACGAGATCGACGGGCAACTCCCCCTCGAAGAACAGGACGCGGACCAGTGACAACAGCCCTAGCCACCACCTTCAACCTCAAGCGCGCCGCGACCGTATGTACCCGAACAGCGGAGCTCCGCGCCACCGCAGGCGCCGCCTGGCCGGACGCTGTCCACCACACCGTCCGCTCCTGCATCGACCGCCTGATCACCGCCCGAGGCATGCCCGCCCCCGGCCTGCCCCGCCCGACGGTGCCCGCCGCAGAGACCGCCCTGGACGAACTCGGGCCGCTCACCGGCTGGGAGGTCGCCGACCTCGGGGAGGTGCACCAGCTGCTCCTCGAGCTCACGCCCGTCACCGGACGGGACGGCACGGTGCGGGCGACCCGCCCCACCCAGGGCCGCCGTGACAGTCAGGGGGCCTGGTACACGCCGCCGGAGATATCCGCCGCCATGAGCCGCCTGTCCATCGGCCTGGCCCTCGAGCAGCTGGTCGCCGACGACGATCCGGGAGCGGTGTTCGACCTGGCCGTCATCGACCCCGCCTGTGGGGCCGGCGTCCTCCTCATCGACGCCGCCCGCTACATCACCGGCCGGCTCGCCGTCCGCGTGTCCGGGCAGGACCCGCCGCCGGAGGTGCACGTGCGGGCGGCGCTGCCGGTGGTGATGACGGAGTGCCTGTACGGCGTGGACATCGACCCCGTCGCCGTCGACCTGACGCGGACCGCGCTGTGGCTGGAGGTGGGCGGGCGGCCGCCGTTCGGCTTCATGGACCGCAACGTGATCGTCGGCGACGTGCTGGCGAGCCCTGACGGCAGCCTGCCGCCGGCTTACGTGGAGAGGAGCAGCCGGTGACCGTCACCGCGTTGCGTCGGCTCCTCGCCGAGATCGACCTGCAGGGCGGTGCGGCCGCCGCGCGTGCTGGCCGGCTCGACCTGCCGGATCCGGTCCTCGAGTCGAGGATCATCCGCGCCTGGGCTGTCGCGAACGGTATCGACTGCCCGCCCGGCGGCAGCCTGCCCCACCGGGTGGTCGCGGCGTGGCAAGTCCGGCGGGAGGTCGGCTGATGGCCCGCTGGCTGCCGCGGTATCCGCCTGCGGTGGTGCGGCCGCCGCTCACCTGCCCGACGACGGGTCTGGCCCGGTATGCGTCGCGCCGTCTGGCGTGGCTGTCGCCGGGTTGGCCGATCGACCTGACACCCCGACAGTGCACCGCCTGCGGCGGCTGGCACCTGACCGACCCGACCGAAGGAGACATCCGATGAACGTGGGACACGGCGTCACCGCCGTCCGTGACGGAAGCGCCTTCTGGCAGGCGCCCGCCGAGCAGACCCCAACCGTCACACCAGGGGACAGCGCACGGCCCGTGATCGAACACGCCCTCGCCGCCTACGGCTACAGCCTCGAAACGGCCTGCACCCTCATCGACCGGCTGATCGCCGAAGCGAGGGCCGAGTGATGCCGATCTACCTCAAGGCGCCGACGCCCGCCAATGGTGGTCCGGACGGGCGCGGCTGGACGCGGCTCTCCGTGAACTCTATGGGCGTCCTGGTCGACGACCAGTGCGCGCTCCGGCCCCGCGATTACAGCCACCTGCGCGAGTCGCAGGACACGAGGCGTGCCCGCTACGGCGGGTACGGCCCGTGCATCTCGGGCGGCAACTGCATGGAGTGCCCGATCCTTCAGTCCGCTCCCCGGACCCTGGCCGCGCTCGACGGCCGGGTCCTCGCCCGCGTGCACCCGTCGGACCGTCGGCCGTATCTGATGAACCGTCCGGAGGACGGGTGGGCGTCGCTAGCGCAGCGGTGGACGTGGCAGGACCTGGCCCGCTTGGACGGTTGGGAGATCGGCCGCCGCCACCGCGACGAACACGGCGACGGCTTCTGGCTTGAGCGTGTAGTGCCCGTCGCGTGACCCGTAGGCCGGCCCGCGGCGGCGGCTATCCGCCGCGGGCCTCCCGTCAGACAACCACCCCAGGAGCAGACATGACCACACCCGCCGACGAACTCCGCGCCGCAGCCGCCAAGCTGCGCCCGTCCTCGCCCGCCATCGCCGCCCACACCGTTGCCATCCGGCTGCGCCCGGACGTCGCAGACGCGCTCGCCGAGCTGCTGGTAGGTGAGACCGACTACCTGACCGAGGGCAGTGCCACCCACCCGACCCACCTCACGCGCGCCCTGGCTGTGGCCCGCCGGATCAACGCCGCCGCCCGTCCCTGACCCGCCCGGCCGCCCCCACCACGGGGCGGCCCCACCACCCGGAGACCACGATGAACAGCCAGCCCGAGACCGACGCCCGACGCCAGCGCTACGCGATCCCCCTCTACGCGATCATGCGGCAGAACGGCTGGGACGGCGAGCGCACCGAGCAGGTCGTGCACGAGATGGACCTCGTCCTCGATGCGGTGCTCACCGTCGCCGACGCCGAACTGGCCGAACGCCGCGCCGCCAACCTGCACGAAGCAGCCAACGCCATCGAAGCCGAGCAGCACCGGCTCGACGACGAGGAGAACGAACGCCTCGGCGGACTCAGCGAGAGCGCCGCAGCCGAACACGTCGCCATCCACCGGGCCGCCGGAACGCTACGCCGCATGGCGGACAACCCGCAGCCCACCGCTGTGTCTGCTGCCGTGGCCCCACCCACCCAGGCCGCCGACGACCTGCCGCCCGCCGCGACCTGCTCCGCCCAGTACCACGGCGCGTACCAGGCCCGCCTCTGCATCCGTGCCGCGCAGCACCAGCGCACCGCCCACACCGACGAGCACGGCTTCCACTGGTCCGACACCGTGGCCGTCTACCCGGTGGCCGACGGCACGTTCCGCACCGGCACCGACGTGCGGGACGAGCTGCGCCGTATGGCCGACGAGACGGCAACCGCCGAAACGCACGCCTGCCCGAACTGCGAGGGCGTCGACCCGGACACCTGCATCAACAACCCGCATCGGCCGCCCGAGCAGTGCCCGCGCAGCGAGGGTGACGGGTACGGCCTCCAGTGCCAGAAGCCTGCCGGGCACAACCTGTGCACCTTCGAGGAGCAGCCCGCCGCCGGGGCGCGGCAGGACGGGGCCACCCAGTGATCGACGTCGTCATCGTCGCCGCAGCCATCGTCACCCTCGCCGCCGGCCTCTGCGGCCACGCCACCCAACCCTTCCCCCTCACACAGGCGTGGCGGACGGTCACGGCCTGGCGCACCCGAGAGACCCGCTGCACGCCCGCTGGAGCGACGAACGCCCTCTCTCGGGACTCTGCGGACACCGAACCCGCCCCCAACGCCACACAGAGGCGCACACGCCCTCTCTGGTCCCACAGCCAACCACTCGACTACGACGAAGCCGCCTGATGGGCCGAGCCCTCGGCATCGCCATCGTGCTCGCCCCCTTCATCTCCGCGCTCCTCCTCGGCATCCACCGAGGAGGGCGCGCCCTCACCAACCACTACCGGAAGGACCGGCCGATGACCCCCGCCCTCCGCTACGCCCAAGCCGCCACCCTCACCGCCGCCGCCACCCTCACCGCCGCGGCCTGGCTCGCCACCCACCAGCACTGGCTGTTCGCCGCCGCCCTCACCTACACCACGATCCTCTTCACCTGGATCGCAACCCGAGAACACGCCCACCACCGCCGCACCATCGCCGAGCATCACTGGGCCAGACGCCACGCCCTCGGCCACAACCCGCCACCCCTCGACCCCTGCTGCTCTCTCAGCCGTGCCACCCACGGCACAGCCCACAACCACCGATGCACCGACACCACCCGCCGGCACACCGACCCGGAGACCACCCCATGAGCGACCGCATCCCACTCGACGACCTCACCAGCGACGCCCTCGACGCCCTGTACGAACGCGCCGAAGCCAGCGACCAACTCGCCAACCGGCTCGCCCACGCCCTCGCCGCCGAGTTCGACACGACCGTCGAGACCGTCTTCGCCGAAGCCCGCGACGCCATAGCCGACACCGCCCCCGCCCGGCCCACCCACGAGCAGCTGCAGCAGCGCCTCGACGACGCCGAAGAAACCCTCCGCCACCACACCGAAACCACCACCACCCCACCCAGCACCGACGCCCTCCGAGCCGACCAGGCCGAAGCCGCCATCGCCCGCGCCCACCACGTCGCCGACCTCATCGACGCCGGCGCACCCTGGACCGCCAACCACCACGACACCGCCAACCGACTCCGCGAAGCCCTCGACGGAGAACAGGACATCGAACCGGCACTGACAGCGACCGAAGCGACCGACCAACCCACGGAGGCCTGACCATGCCCGACACCCTGCCGCCCTACTCCGGCGACAACCCCACCTGCCCCAAGTGCTCCCACCAAGGCGCCATCACCCGCCGCCGTGCCGCCGGCGAGCACGGCTCCGGCGACGTTCCTACGTTCGGCCCGTCACCGAAGGGCGAGCGTCTGGAGCGTGAGTGCTGGCGCTGCGACTTCGTGTGGGACGAGGCGCTCAACCCGCCCGACAGCCCGGAGGCGACTGAGGAGCAGCAGCCGACGTGACCGGCGTGGCATCCTGAAGCGGTCCGGTGTGGGGTGCTCAGACCAGCGGTCCCGTACGGCACCGGACGCGGGGCCACTGGCCCCACAACTGACGCGCCACCCGGGTGGTGCTCAGAGGCGATGGCCCGCGGCCAACGGGCACGACCGCCAAACCCCGAGCGCCCGACCCACCAGTCGGGCGCTCAGCGCATGTATGATCCCCGGCGAGGCGGCAGCGCACGCCAGACTCCCCGCGGACCAGCACCCACGCCCCGCAGGCGGACAAGGTTCCCCGAATCGCGCACACCACCACAGAACAACTCCTCGCTTCGGCGCGGGCGTGGGCGCGCCAAGGAGGACCCCCTCATGACCCAGAACCGCCGCCGCAAGCACCACATCCGCGCGGCCAGCGCCACCACCGGCGACCGCTACACCCGCACCCGCCGCGCAGCCATCAGCCCGCCCGGCGCGAGCATCCGCGACCACACCAGCGAGATCTACATCTGCAACACCTGCGGCCAGCCGGCCTACGACAGCACGAGTGGCCCCAGCCACTTCCGTGAACAAGACGGCGGCGTGTACTGCCCTGCGTTCCCCGCCGCGGCCGGCCTGCTGAGGATGGACTGGGACATCTCCTACTCGCTCGACTGCGTCAAGGACGAGTACCCGTGGCCGTCTGTCTCCGCGAACGCCACGTGCGCTGGCCACCATCGCCGGGACCGGTTCCGGGACTCCACCCGGCAGGCCTTCGTGTGCGCCTCCTGCGGGCAGCCCGCCTACGACGGCGAGTACGGGCCCACGCACTTCATGGACCAGTGGGACGGGGTCTTCTGCTCCTGGTTCCCTCTGGCGGGCGCCTTGGTGACGGTGAACTGGCATCCGCGGTCGCTCGCTGAGTGGAAGGCCGGCTACCCCTGCAGCTACCCGCACTGACCCCGAAGGGTTGGTCGACGGGTCGGGGCTCTGTGGTTGGTCCGTGTCAGTGCGTCCACACGTCCGGGCCGCCGCCCCGCCACTCGATCAGCAGCGAGCGGACCACGTCCATCTCGTCGAACTCCTGCAGACCGGCCTCCTGCATGAACCGGGCCACGTCCTGCACGGAGAACGCCCGCCCGCGGATCGTCCCGTCGATACGGACACGCCGGCCGCCGGTCTCATCGGGCGGGTAGACGACGACGGGCGGGATGTCGGCCATACCGTCCAGCGTGAACGCTAGCTGGCGCGCGCGCACCCGGGGGTAGGCCGAGCGCGGACAACGAGCAGCCCCCGGCCGAAACGACCGGGGGCTGCTATCTGCTTGGGGCTACTGCATGGGACGGACGTACCGGCGCGTTCCCCAGAACAGCTTCCCGCAGTCGCCACAGACGCCCGACGCGAACTGCGACTCCGGGACGTGCCCGCGCAGGGGGCAGAGCAGAAGACGGTGCAGGAGCTTCACAAGGTCAGCCACTCTGAGATCCCTCGGCGTCTGTGTCCTCCACGGAAGCCGCCAGCGGACGCTCCCTTCCCGACCCCTTGTAGCCGCGCAATAGGTCCTGAACGGTGCCCGGCTTCACCCCCAGACGCTTAGCGATCCCACGTACCGACTCGCCCTCGGCCTTCATCTGCTGAGCCAGCTCGGCGCGCTGCGCGTTCCACTTCGCGCTCCGCTCCCTCGTCTTCGCCGTGATCTGCGCCTGAGCGCGCGACCGGGCCTCTGGGTCGGCGATGCGTTCCACGGCGTCGAGAGCTTCGAACACGCGCTGTACCTCCTCGTCCTCTGCCACGCCCGCACCTTCCTGATTCAGGCGGGCTGCCTCACTCCGGGGTGCGTAAGGTGACCCAACGGTGTAAGGTCACCTTACATGGCCGGGTGTGAGCCCGCGCCACCAACAAGTACGGCCCCGACCGGAAGTTCTCACCCTGCCGGTCGGGGCCAGGCCCACCTCAACCATCACGAAAAGGCAGGCCCTGCCGTGGATCGTATCCACCAGCCCGACCAGCAGCCCAGCCCCCCGCAGGCCGCGGCTGACCGCATCATCGCCCTCGCCGCCGACCACCTCCGCCAGCACTCCCACCCCACGCACTGCATGAACGAGCACCTCCTGGACGACGCCATCCGCCGCGCCCAGGACGCCGTCCTCGACACGGTGCGCCCCCGCTCCTCCCACGACCTCGTCCAGGCCGCCGCCCGCGCCATGCTCCTCCCGGTGGCCGGCACCGTCGGCGAGTACGCGGACCGTCTCGGCGAGATGGCGGTGTCCGGATGAGCACCCAGACCCCCGCCGATCAGGGCGCCGCCGCCCGCGCACTCACCGAGCAAACCCGGCAGCGCATCGAGGCCGCCCGCGCTGCCGCTGCCGCTGCGGAGGCCGCCCGACACGCCCAGGACGGCCGCCGATGACCTGCTGCGGACAGCCCATGACCCAAGACGGCAGCCAGTACGTGTGCAGCAAGTGCGGCGCCTGGTGCGACCCGGGCACCGCCCCGGACCCGGAGGGACGGATCTGATGCCCACCTCCGCCAGCGTCGCGCTCCACACGCTCGCCGACCGGCTCGACCAGCAGCCCAACCGACCCGCAGACGTCTTCGACATCCGCGGCTGGGCCCGCAGCGCCGGCCTCTCCGGCGACTGGACCAACCTCCTCCCACACCCGGACGGAGCCACCCACTCCGAGTACGCGGCCCGGCTCCGCACCCTCGCCGGAGGCTGCTGATGGCCCTCTTCTCCCGCCGCCAGCAGTCCACCCGCGACTACCCGGCCGCCGGCACCAGCGTCACCGGCGACGCCGGCCGGTTCCGCCGCGCCAAGACCACCGGCGCCCGCCGCGCCGCCCGCGAAGGCCAGGCATGGGAGGACCGCGACCGCCAGCAGGAACGCGGCCGCCGCTGGTACCGCCCCGCCCGATAACCCACAGACCGCCGCGGCCCCGTGACCATCCCCCCACGGGGCCGCGGCCTACCCCAGGAGCACCACATGCCGTACCTCGCCGCCATCGCCACCCTCGGCGCCATCGGAATCGTCCTCGGCATCGCCCCCAGCATCACCGCCCGCATCCGCCGCCGCGCCCGCCACTGACCACGCACCCGGAGACGCCACCGTGAAGCACTTCGCCCGCATCCGCCGCCTCGACGTGTTCGCCATCGTCGAAACCCTCCTCACCCTCGCCGCCCTCACCCTCGTCGCCGTCACCGTCGGTTCCCAGCTCGGCCCCCTCCTCGGCCTGACCGGCAGCCTCGGCCAGGTCGCCGGATGGTCCATCGCCCTCGTCTACGACGCCCTGTGGATCGGCGCGCTCCGCATGTCGGAGGCTGCGATCCGGCAGCGGTCCCGGGTTGGCATGGCCGTGATGCTCGGCCTGTCCGGAGTCGCAGTCGGCGTCTCCACCGGCACGCTCCTCGTCCTCGGGCACGCCAAGGTGTTCGCGTTCGTGCCCCTCGCCGCCGCCCTCTTCATGAGCCTGCGGATCTTCGCCGCCCACGTCCTCGCCGACACCGACACCGCCACCACCATCGCCGCCCAGGACGCCGCCGACCGCCGCGCCCGCGCCCTCGCCCGCGCCGACGCCCGCCACCTCCGCACCACCGCGGTCACCGACGTCGTGACGGAGACCGCCGGCCACCTCGGCGAGATGCAGCGGCATATCGCCCGCGCCGAGACCCTGACGAAGGCGGAGGCCCGAATCAGCAAGGCCCGCGCCAAGGCGGAGAAGCGTCTGGAGGAGGCCGACAAGAAGCACGGCACGAAGGCGTCCGCGTTCGCGGCACGGTCCCTCACCCTGACCGTCACGGCCCCCGGCACACCCGCCCTCCCCACCGGCACGGACCGCCCCGGCAACAGCCCCGCCCACACCGGCAAGCCCGCCCTCGACACGGCCGCCCCGACGCCCGTCACGGACACCGGCACGCAGGCCACCACCCCTGGCGCCCGGGCCACCGGCACGGCCGACACGCCCCCGGCACACCCCGTCACGCTCGCCGACCTCGCCACCGTCGCGGGCGTGCCGACCCCCGTGCCGGGCGAGCCCCTCACCGACGCACAGCTGGACGTCGTCCTGCGGCACCTGCGCTACACCGACGACCCGCCCCGCTCTTACCGGCAAGCCCGTGACGACTTCCGCACCCGCGGGTTCGTCGGCAGCGAGGAGCGCGTCCGCCGCGTCTGGGCCGCCCTGCTGACGAAGGAAGAGACCGCGCCCGCGGGCGAATGAGACCCGGCATCCGGCACCACCAGTGAGCGCCAGCACCCCCGGTTCTGGCCCTCGCTGCGACTGCCGGAAGCAGTCGGCCCAGGGACGGCGAGTGACCCGGCGAGCAGCACTCCTGCAGACCCGGCGAGCAGACCCCGACCTGCCCCAACCACCCCGTGAGGACCGTCGCATGACCAGCCAAGGCGCCGACGAGCGGCGCATCCGCAGCCTCCTCGTCACCATGGGCGTCGGCCCCGACGCCGCGCCCGCGCCCGCCCCGGCGCCCGCCCGGCAGCCGACCGCCAAGGACGACTCGTGGTGGGACGAGCTGTACGCCGACGAGCCCGCCCCGCCCCGCCGGCCCTCACCGCGGCTCCCGGACTGGTGGCGGGACAAGCCCGAAGACCTCACCGAGCAAACCCCCGACCCGGCGGCAGCCGCCGCGCCCGTCACACCCCCCGTCACGCCCCCGACCAGCACTCCACCCGCCGTCACGGTGCCGACCGCCAAGCCCGACACGCCTCCGGCACAGCCTCCGGCACGCCCAGCGGCACGGCGGCACGCCCCGCCCCAGTCCCTCCTCGATGCCTGGGACAGCATCCGACCTCGCACCCGCTGGCTCATCCACCACGCGACCGCCGCAGCCGCCGGATGGCCCATCGGCCTCGTCGGCTGGGGCAGCAACACCGCCGCCTGGTTCGCCGCAGGCAACTGGACCGCCCCCTCCGCCTGGGTCTGCTACGGCCTCGGTATCGGCGCCATCACCCTCCACCGCCGGACCCGCACCTGGTTCTGGCCCGTCGCCTGGGCCGCCACGATCCCCGTCTCCTCCATCACCGCCGGCGTACTTCTGTACGCCCCCACCCCGTAAGGACTCCCCGCCGTGAACAGCGTGTTCGGCAACCTCGGCATCGTCGGCCTGGCCGTCGCCCTCACCGTGCTGCTCCTCGTCGGCATCAAGGGCGGCGGCAAGGTCAAGCCCCTCGGCTGGTGGCCCTGCCTCATCCTCGGCATGCTCGCCGGGTCCGCCTACGCGGCCGCCGGAGGCGTCTTCAAGCTCATCCCCGACCTCGTCGGGGCCGGCCTCGACGTCGCCCAGGGCATCGTCCCCGGCGTGACCATGCCCGCAGTGGCCCTGACCTTGGCGATCGTCATCCTGTTCAAAAAGCTCGACACCAAGCAGGTCGCGCTGTTGGGCATCGTGTTCTGGTACGCCGCGTCCGGCGCGGGCGGCCTGTGGGGCACGCTGTCCGAGGCGATCGCGAACCTCGGGCAGCAGGTGGCCTGATGGTCATCCGCCATGTCGCCGACAAGGTCCGCGCCGCGCTGGTCATCCTCGGCCCGCTCGGCGCGGGCTCCCGCGTGCTGCTGCTGCGCCTGGTCGGCCGGTTCGGGTGGAAGACGGTTCTTGCCGGTGCCGTCGTCGTCGTGTTCGCCATCCTCCGGTACCGGACCGCGTTCGGCTGGCTCCTCGCCCTCTGGTGTGCGGCCTCGTGGATGCACGCCCCAGCCCCGGCCGAAGAGCAGCAGACCGAGAAGGCAGGGGAGGAGGAGCCCTCCGCCGAGATCCCATACGACCCGCTCCCGGAGATCCTGTGGGACCTCATCGGCGACGCCCCCGGCGTACACGTGAAGCGCGTCGTCACCTGGCTCCATGAGAACGGCTGGGAAGAGGACTCCTCGGCGGCCGACGTGAAGGCCGGACTCGCCCGCCGCGGCATCCCCTGGCGAGCATCCGTCCGCGGCGCCGATGGGAAGGTCAACCAGGGGGTGCACCGCGACGACCTGGAGGCCTGGGAGCAGGCCCGCTCCCCGATCCCGCCCGCGGGCCCCTCCGAATCCCGTAGCTACGGATCCGCTACGCCCCTGACCAGCTGTTTCTACGAGGCCGCTACGGGCGTAGCTACGCCTCCTACACCCGCAGACTGACCCGCCCGGAAGGACCCCCGCCATGCCCTACGAGTACCGGTGCCGCCAGTGCGAAGCCGTCTCCCCGGAGCGGCGCGACCGCAGCGCGGACGCCGAGGACGACCTCGTCGAGCACCGGCGTGCCGCGCACGGAGGGCTGGCGCCGGCGGCGGGGGACGAGGTCCGGCGGGTTCACGATGCGGCCCGCGGCGACGGGTGCCTGCCGTCGGGGAGCTTTCTGTTCGTCGCGTTTCTGATCTTCGCGGTCCTGGCGAACTGCTGGGGCCGCTGACCACAAAGCCCCGGGGCGGCCCGCGCCTGCCAGCTACCGGCCGCCCCGGTTCCCATCCCAACCACAGGACAGGACCGCCATCATGGCACTCGGATTCAAGCGCCCCATCCCCGCCGACGACCCCCGCCTCGACGGGCACGAGACGACCTACAAGGCGTCGCGCGGCGGCTGGCTGAAGCCCGCGAAGAAGGCCACCCCCGGCAAGCCGAAGAAGGGCTGACATGAGTACCCTCCCGCACGACCTGTACATCACCCAGGTCACCGACGCGCTCACCGCCGCCGACCTCGCACCCACCGAGGCCTGGACCGACGACGGCGAACTGGACCGCTACCGCGACGACAGCTTGTCCGGCGCCGCCTGCATGCTGAACGCCGTACTCACCTGGGACGACGAACACCCGGCCGTCGACACCAGCACCCACCGCCACGGCATCGCACTGATGTGGGACCACCCGGCCGAGCAGTGGCAGTGGGCGCCGCAGAAGGACCACGGCCAACTGCTGAACGAGCCGGCGTTCCTGGCCTCGTTGCCGCGGTGGGCCGATCCCGCCGTGGTCGTCATCGTCGTGCGGGAGCTGCTCGCCGGCCGCCCGGCGCCAACCGCCGAGGGCCCGCTGTGGACCGGCGCCGAGACGGCACAGCACGCCGTGAACACGTGGGTGGGTGCCGAGGAGCAGAAGGGCCACAGCTGACCGACGGTCCCCGGGAGGCCCCGCTGTTCCCTCGGGACAGTGGGGCCTTCGCCGTTCCGGCCCGCCCTGTCGGCGCCCACCGATACGATCCCGCCCACCACACCACACGCCTGGGGGGAAACCATGCGCCGTACTACCATCCTGGCCGCCGCCGCCCTACTCGCCGCCGGAGCAGTCGGCTGCTCGCAATCCGACGAGAACGCCAAGGCCTGCACAGCCGCACTCACCGAACAGACCAGCAGCAACCCCGCCGACACGCCGACCATCAGCGAAGCGGAGGAGCGGGTCGACGCGCTCGACAAGACCCTCGCGGACATGGTCCGCACCGGGTATCAGGGCGTGGCCCGGGAAGCGTCCGACACGTTGGACAGGAAGACCGAGGAGGGCGGGAAGGGCCGGCCGGAGGCGTGCGAGTCACTGTCGGAGGACGACTACACCGTGCTGCTCATGGCCAAGGCGATCAACGGGTTGGGGTGGACGGACGAGGACGGACGGTTCGACAAGCTGAAGATGGCGGAGAATCTCGGCTAGGCGCTGTCGTCGCGAAGGCCCCGCACCGGATTCCGGGCGGGGCCTTCGTCATGCCGTGGTTGAGCAGGCGGCGCAGATGAAACCAGGCGGCGGCGCGCCGTGGCAGGTCGGGCAGTCTGATGGCGGGTCGAGGAGCCGCTGCACGGTCACCTGCAGGGCGGCTGCTAGGGCGGTCAGGTCGTCGACGTCGACTCGGCGTTGCCGCTTCTCGATCTTCGTGATCGTGTTCGCGTACATCGGACGCCCAAGCGTCGTTACGCGCTCCGCGAGTTGCTCTGTGGTCATTGGGCGTGAAGCCCTGATCCGGCGGACGTTTCCGGCGAGCCGTATGCCGGTGGGGCCGAGTTCGTTGGCGCGCCGAGGGCGCTCGCTCATGTGGTCGTCTCCTCGCTGCTCGCCGGGCGCGCGAGCTTGCCCACGGTCGGTGGCCTCTTCCGTTCGACCCCCAGCGCGCGGGCGCGGCGGCGGAACACCTCGGGTGTGAGCCCGGTCCACGCGGCGAGCTGGCCGACGGTGGCGCCGGCCTTCAGCTCGCGGTCGGCGAACTCCAGCATGTCGGGCTTGAGTGCGCGCTCGCCTTCGTAGTGGGCCTTGTAGCGGGCGAACGTGTCGGCGGCGTCTCGGGGCGGCGCGTAGTCCTTTGGCATGCCCCCATCTTGGCACGATGCGTAGCCCTACCGTAAGAGATACGTGTAGGCCTATTGACAGGGCAATGCGTAGGCCTACATACTGGAGTCATCGCCAGAGGGAACCGCACCAAGGGGGCAGCAATGCAGAACACCCGCAAGAACATGTGGGCCAACAACAAGGGCTTCCGGATGGAGGACTTCATCAAGCCCGACCCGCACGCCAACACCCCCGAGAACGAACTCGCCGACCACGAGCGCATCGGCAAGTACAACGCCCGCATCACCCGCCAGGACGCCCTCGGCATCGACCCCACCGTCAACATCACCACCCCCGACTTCGACACCGAGGACGAGGCCCGCGCCTACGCCCTCAACACCGCCCGCAACACCCCCGGCGCCACCAACATCAGCATCGACCGCATGTGCCGCGAGTCCGGTAGCCGCCGCCTCTACGGCGAGACTGTCGCCTGGATTGTCCTAGCCGAACTCGCCGAGGACACCGACGACGCGAAGGTCGCCTCCCCGGCGATGGCGCCGCAGGGTGCAGGTGGCCTGCGCCGCGCCGCCACCCGCACCCGCCGCAACACCCTCCGCACCGCCGCCCGCACCAGCCACGCCCTCGGCTACCGCACCCTCTCCGGCATCATCGCCTCCCACGTCGCGACCGGCCGGCTCGTCCGCACCGGCGACTTCCTCAACCGCATCGGCGGCAGCGACCTCCCCGACGGACAGCAGTCCTGGTACGGCCGCCACGTCAAGAAGGCCTACCGCGCCCAGCACGGCGGCGACCCCCTCAAGGTCTGGGCCCAGCACCGCACCACCGGCAAGTGGATCCACGTCCACGTGTACTTCCCGCTCGACGAAGCCCTCTACGCCGGCCTCCGCTCCTACAAGGGCACCCGCCACCTCCTCCGCGCCTCGTACTCGGAGGCCGCCTGAACCAACTTCACGGCGCACCAGACGACCACCACCAGCCAGACCTGTAGGGAGCCCGCCTTGACCACCATCGACCTCGCCGCCATCACCGTCGCCGGTACCGCCGTCGTCCTCGCCCCCATCCCCGCGGCCGTCGTCCGCGACCTCAACGACGCCCACGACATCCCCGAGCCGGCGCCCGCCCCCGAGCCCGTCTTCGACGAGGCCCTCGTCGCCCGCGTCCGCACCGCGCTGGGCCTGCCCAACTGGCGGCCGGACCACTACATCGGCGAGACCGAGACCCGTATCTCCATGTGGTCGCAGCTGGAGCTGAACGACCTGTACAAGCGGGTCGGCGGCATCGTCACCACCGCACAGGTCGAGCGCACCAGCAGCGACGGCACCAGCTGGACCGAGGAGGAGATCACCGTCACCGTCGACATCCCCGGCGTCGGCCCCGCCACCGCGATCACCGGCTGGTGCGACGACCTCGCCAAGTACGGCAACCGCGACGAGCTGCCCCTCATGCAGGCCATCGCGTCCTGACACGGCCCCTGCGCCGCGCCCGGTCCCCCAGCCGGGCGCGGTGCGTTACCGCCCCACCCTCACCGCCTAGGAACCCGTCATGCTCGGATACATCGCCATCGAGACTGTCCTCGACATGCTCACCCCGGACGACGACGACACCCCCGACTGCCTGTACGTCCGCGACGTCCTGCCCCACAAGCGGGCGTCGGAGCACTACGCCGTCCTGCTGGAGGAGATCCGCCGGGACGGCATGGCCCTCCCCATCATGATCCGCACGGTCGAAGGCCAGCCGTGGCTCGTCGATGGCCACCACCGCGTCGCCGCCGCCCTCGACCTCGGCACGACGCACCTCGTGTGGTCGGACCTGCCGGTCGAGCTGGAGGACCGGCCGCACAACACGACGCTGCGCACCATGGGCCCTTACCGGCCCGCCGCCTGACCACCCACCACCGCACGTCCGAAACCGGGGGACCCCTTCATGCGTACCTACGCCACCGCCCAGCTCATCGGCGACCGCACCCACCAGTGCGACGCCACCGCCGTCTCGACCGCCCCGTCCGGGGCCCGCGCCTACGTCCTCCTCGACGGCATCGGCTCCACCGATGAAGTCCGCGACTGGACCCGCAACGCCGCCCGCCAGGTCGCCCGCGCAGCCGCCCGCCGCGGTGACGCCGAGGCCGGCCTGCGCGCCGTGTACAACCGCTACGCGGCCGACCCGGACCGGCACGGCCCCTGGGGCATCGGCGCCAAGGCGTGCGCGGTCGTCGCCGTCACCGCCCCCGGCCGGCCCCTCACCGTCGCCTGGTGCGGTGACGCCCGCGCCTACGCCATCCGCGGCAGCAGCGTCGACCCGCTCACCAACGACCACAACCTCCGCCGCCTCTTCCCGCCCCGCAACGGCAGCCCCGGCGGCAACCGCAACATCATCACCTCCTGCCTCGGTGCGGTCGAAACCGACGAGGAGAACCGCAACCAGTACGGGCACCCCGCCATCGAGACCGCCGTCTACCGCGCGGACGAGTTCCGGCTGCTCCTCGCCTCCGACGGCGCCTACGAGCCCCACGAGGACGTCGGCCACCACCTCGCCGACCAGGTGATCGGCATGCCGGGTGAGGCCGCCCGCCACTTCGTCGACACGGCCGTCGCCACCGCCCGCGCCGTCGTCGACCCGCACGCCGACAACGCGACCGTCCTGGTCGCCGACATCCAGCCCTGACCAACCCGACCAACCACCAACCCGATAGGAGACCCCGATGACCGGTCCCCGCGCCCGTATCCACGCCCTGCTCCCCACCGAGGAGCACGCCGACGAGCTGGACATGCTGCTCAACGCCTTCCGTAAGGACGTCGTCGAGTTCGTGCTGGAGATGGTGAAGTCCGCCTGCGGCGACGTCTCGGCGGAGGAGGTGCAGGACAGCAGCCCGACGCTGGAGGCGTGGCTGGAGGGACGCGACCTCAACTGACCGCGCACGAACTGGAGGCCCACACCTGCACCGGGTGCGGGCCTCCGCCATGTCCGGAAGATCACCCGCCCCAGCCGGGCCACAATGACCCCATGCCCGCCTACCCGGCCCGCTGCCCCGCCCGCAACCTCAACGGCCGCATGTGCTCCCACCGCGCCGGCCACAACACCAACCACCCCGGGTACGGAACCTGCAGCTGGCACAAAGGCGCACACCGGCACGTCGAGGAGGCATGGGCCATGGCACAAGAGATCGCCGCCGAACGGAACGTCACCCCACACGAGGCGCTCCTCGGCCTCGTCCGGACCGCGACCGGGCGGGCCGCCTACGTCGACACGATCATCACAGAGCGGCTCCGCGACCACGTCGCTGCCGGAGGCGACCCCCTCAACCCACCGCAGGAACTCCTGCCGTGGATGCGGCAGTCCCGCGAAGAACGCAAACTCGCCGCCACCACCGCCAAGCAGGCCGTCGACGCCGGCGTCATGGTCGCCCTGGAACGCCGCCTCGACATGGAAGGCGAACTCGTCGCCTCCGCACTGTCCGCCGCCATGGACACCCTCGGCCTCGACCACGAACAGCGCGTCCTCGCCCTCGGCGCAGCCCAGCAGCACCTCCTCGGAGCAGGAGAGCCCACCACCCCGGAATGATCATGCCGGGGCGGCTTCTACCGTCCCCGCCATGCGTATCCTCCTCACCGGCGCCAGCGGATTCGTCGGCTCCCACGTCCTCACCCACCTCCTCACCCACACCGACGCCGACATCGTCCTGCCATGGACGCTGCGCCACCGCGGCAACTCCCAACGCGTCACCGACGCCCTCGATCACGCCCCCGAGCCCGGCGCGTGGAATCAGCGAGTCGTCACCGTCATGCACGACCTCGCCACCCCGATCCCCGACAGCCTCGCCCGCGAGATCGGCCCCATCGACTACATCCTCAACGTGGCCTCCAACAGCGGCGTCGAGGACTCCATCGCCAACCCCGTCAGCTTCGTCCGCAACAACACCGAGCTGATGACGAACCTCCTGGAGTACGCGCGCCGCGTACAACCCCGAGCGTTCCTCCAGATGGACACCGACGAGGTGTACGGCCCAGCCCCCACCGGATACGCCCACCGCGAATGGGACCCGATCATCCCCTCCAACCCATACGCCGCCTCCAAGGCAAGCCAGTCCGCGCTCGCGACCGCCTGGTGGCGCACCTACGGCGTGCCCGTCGTCCTCACCCGCACGATGAACCTCATCGGCCCCGGGCAGGGCGGAGAGAAACTCGTACCCACCGTCATCCGGAAAGTCCTCGCCGGTGAGACCGTGCCGATCTACTCGTCCCCGGACGGCGTACCCGGCAGCCGCTACTGGATCGACACCCGCGAGTTCGCCGCAGCCTGGATGCACCTCCTCGACCACACCACACCGCAGCGCTACCCCACCCACGACCGGCCGTCGATGTGGCACATCGTCGGCGAGGAGCGCTCCAACCTCGAAGTCGCGCAGATCATCGCCGACATCATCGGCAAGCCCCTCCACTACGAGCTGGTGTCCTTCCACGCCTCCCGCCCCGGACACGACCTGCGGTACGCACTCGACGGGACGAAACTCGCCGATGCCGGATGGCGGCCCAGCCGCCCCCTCGAGGAGACGCTGAAGGACATCGTCGACTGGTACTGCGACCGGCCGGCGTGGCTGGAGCCTGCCCAGGTGCAGTCGTGAGGGGCGTGATCCTCGCGGGTGGCCGCGGTACCCGGCTCGGCGAGACCACCCGCGTGGTCAACAAGCATCTGCTGCCCGTCTACGACCGGCCGATGATCTACTACCCGATCGCCACGCTCCAGGCGATGGGCTGTACCGACATCCTCATCGTGACCGGCGGGGAGAACGTCGGCGGGTTCGCGCAGCTGCTCGGCTCGGGCTTCACCTACCGGGTGCAGGACCGGCCCGACGGGATCGCGGGGGCGCTCGCGCAGGCGGAGGGTTTCACCGACGGCCTGTTCCCGGTAGTCCTCGGCGACAACTACTTCGCCGCCGACATGACGATGCCGGACCGGCCTGCGATCTACACGGCCCGCACGGAGCGGCCGGAGGCGTTCGGTGTGTACGAGCCGGGCACCGGCCGGATCGTGGAGAAGCCCAAGGACCCCACCTCGGACCTCGCGGTGACTGGCCTGTACGTGTACGACGACCGGGTGTTCGACGTGGTCCGTGGTCTGGTGCCGTCGGCGCGCGGCGAGCTGGAGATCACCGACGTCAACAACTGGTACCTGCAGCACGGCCTCATGGACGTGCACGAGGTGCCGGGTGTGTGGTCGGACATGGGTACGCCGGACTCGCTGCTGCGGGCCGCGGTGCACGCGCAGGCGGACGCCCGGTGAGCGGCGCGTTCAGGGCTGCGGTGATCCCCACCCGGGACCGGCATGATCTCCTCACCGAGTGCGTCGGCTCGGTCGTGGATCAGGTCGACCAGGTCATCATCGTCGACAACCTGTCCGATCCGCCGGTGGACGCGGAGCAGTGGCACGGCAAGGTGGCTGTTGTCCGGCTCCCCCTGGATCCGCCGAACATCTCCACGTTCTGGAACGTGGGCATCGCCCTCGCCGACAGCAACGCGCACGCGGCCGGCGCTACGGCGTGGGACATCGCCGTCTTCAACAACGACGTCGTCGTCCCGCCCGGCTGGGTGGAGTCACTGTCGACCGCGATGCGCTGCACCACCGCGGTCCTCGCCTTCCCCGACCAGCACGGCGGCCGACAGCAGATCCTCCACACGAAGGCCGGCCCGATCGATCTGCGGCAGCGGATCACCGGCTTCGCGTACATGCTGCGCGGCGAGCACGGGCTGCGCCTCGACGAGTCCATGGCCTGGTGGTACTCGGACGATGATCTCGACTGGCAGGCCCGTGAGGCAGGCGGTGCGCTCCTCGTGCCCGGCATCCCGGTGGACCACCGGTGCCCGAACGGCTCCCTGTACGAGCGGCCCGAGCTCGAAGCGCAGACCGTGCGGGACCGGGAGACCTTCCGACAGAAGTGGGGCCGCACCCCATGGTGAACAACCAGGAGACACCCTTGAAACTCGCAGTCACCGGCGGGGCCGGCTTCTTCGGCCGCGCCACCATCCAGGCCGCCGAGGCCGCCGGGCATGAGGTGTGGCCGTTCGACTACACCCTCGGCCACGACGTCCTCGGCTCACTCGACGCCCTCGCCGACGCCGATGTGGTCATCCACCTCGCCGGAGTCCTCGGCACGTCCGAGCTGTTCGACATGCCGGAGACCGCCCTCGACGTCAACATCAAAGGCACCCTCCGCATCTTGCAGTGGTGCCGCGACCACCACGCCGGCTACGTCGGCATCAGCATGCCGGACCCCTTCCCCAGCGTGTACACCGCGACGAAGGTCGCCGCCCGCCGGCTGACGACCGCCTGGCATCAGGCGTACGGACTGCGCGTGGCCACCGTCCGCGCGTTCAACGGATACGGCCCCCACCAGGCGCACGGGCCCGGGCACCCGCAGAAGATCGTGCCGACGTTCGCGCGTGCCGCGTGGGAGGGGCGCCCGTTGCCGATCTGGGGTGATGGGGAGCAGGCCATCGACCTCGTGCACTCCGACGACGTGGGCCGCATGCTCGTCGAGGCTGTGGAGCACGGCGACGATGTCACGTTCGACGCCGGGACCGGGGTGCCGGTGACGGTCAACGAGCTGGCCGCGTTCGTGCTGGAGGTGACCGGGTCCACGGCCGGTGTCGAGCACCTGCCGATGCGGCCGGGTGAGGTGCCGGTGCAGATCACCGCGGAGGGCGAGGGCTGGGAGCGGCTGGACTGGAAGCCCGGCCTGGACTGGGACCGGATCGCAGAAGTGGTGAGGTGGTACAAGTGACCGCAGACGTAGCGATCATCAGCGCAGTCTTCGACGGGTACGACACGGTGAAGCCGGTGCTGCGGCAGTCGGGTGTGGACGTGGAGTGGATCCTCGTCACCGACACCGTCCCGGACGCCGACGCGGCGCGCGGGTGGACGGTCGTGCACGAGCCCCGGCCGGAGCTCCCCCCGGTGCGCGCAGCGAAGACGCCGAAGCTGGAACCCTGGCGGTACACCGACGCCCCCGCCAGCATCTGGGTGGACGCCAGCTACCGCATCACCTCGCCCACCTTCGCCCTCGAAGTCCTGGCCCTCGCCGACCCGATCGCCCAGTTCGTCCACCCGTGGCGGGACTGCCTCTACAGCGAGGCCGCCGAGGTCGCCCGGCTGGGCATGGACCCGGACGGCATCGCCGCATGGCAGGTGGCCCGGTACCGGAAGGCGAAGCACCCCGAGCAGTGGGGGCTGTGGGCGTCCGGGGTGATCGCCCGCCAGCACACGCCGGCGGTGAAGCGGATGGGTGCGATGTGGGCGAAGGAGATCGAGGCCGGGTCGTCGCGGGACCAGGTGTCACAGCCGTACGTGCTGCGTAAGACGCGGCTCCGCCCGGCCGCGCTCCCGGGCTCGCACCTGGGGAACCAGTGGCTGCGGTACGAGGGAAGCGGACGGCACTCGTGAAGCTGGAGATCGGCGGCGGGCACATCGTGCCTGCGGGGTGGACGAACCTCGACTCCCGCAACGGACACGGCGACTGGAAGCGGTTGGCGCAGGACACCCCGTGGCCGACCGGCGACCGGACGGTGGAGGCGATCCGGGCCGCGCACGTGATGGAGCACATCCCGGCCGGGGATCCGCGGCTGGCGGTGATGAACGAGGCGCACCGGGTGCTGCGCCCGGGCGGCGTGTTCGAGGTTCGGGTGCCGAACGCGCTCAGCGGGACGTGGCATGCGTGGGCGGATCCGACGCACGTCAGCTTCTGGTGCGTGGAGTCGTTCCACTACTTCGACGGGCACTTCGCGGCGAACGCCGACTACGGCATCCGGCTGTGGAAGACGCTGGAGCTGCGGGTGCAAGGCGACAACGAGATCCTGTGGAAGGGGACGCCGCGATGAGAGCAGACGACGCAACCGCGCAGGTGGACTGCCCTGGCTGCGGCAAGACCCTGACCATCCCGCTCACCCTCCGCATGACGGGCCGCGCCACGGCATCGGTCACGTTCAGCACAGCCTCAGTCCAGGAGCACCTAGCGGAGCACGCTGCTGCCGAGGACGGCGGCGAGGACGCGCCGTGAAGCCCGGCGTCACCGTCGTCGTCCCGTTTCATGAGGCCCGACGGCGCAGCGGACTCCTCGACCGCGCCACCCGCTCCGTCCAACAGCAGACCATCCCCGTCCACCTCCAACTCGCCGAGGACATCCACCGCAAGGGTGCCGCCACCACCCGACAAGCAGGCCTCGAACTCGTCGACACCGAGTGGACCGCGTTCCTCGACTCAGACGACGAGATGGACGCGGACCACATCGAGCAGCTCCTCGCCTGCGCCCGCGACACCAGCGCCGACTACGTGTACCCCTGGTTCCGCGTGAAGGGCGGCTCCGACCCCTTCCCCATGTTCTTCGGGAAGCCCTGGGACGACGCCCACCCCCACCAGACCACCATCACCATCCTGGTGCGCACCGACCTCGCCCAACAGGTGGGCTTCCGCCAGCCGCCCGCCGGCAGCATGGTCGGCGGCCAGCGAGGCGGGGAGGACTGGCACTTCACCCTCGGATGCCTCGCCGCCGGAGCGCGCATCGTCCACCACCCCGCGCGCACGTGGACCTGGCACCACCACGGCGCGAACTCCAGCGGCCAACCCAACCGCGGCGACGCCCGCCCCGGAGCCAGAACCCGCGGGCGCCTACGTCGATAAGTGGCGGCCTGCGCGCTTCTTCCCGGGCCGCCAACGGGTCAATGGGGCCTCATGAACCCTGGCGCCTCTCCAGCGTACGAGCAGACGGCCCGGCCCCGTTCCGGAAAGCCCCGCCTCAACCGGAAGCCACAATCCACCCATGACCACCGAGGACCGGGCCCGCATCGCACAACGCGCCGCCGCCCTCCTCGCTGCCCAACTCAAGCCGAGCTGGACGCCGCTCCCGCACCAGATACCGCCCCCCGGCAACTGGTACGGATGGCTCCTCCTCGCCGGCCGCGGCGCCGGGAAAACCGACGCCTGCGCCGAATACATCGCCCGCCACGTCGCCGGACCACCCTGCCTCCCCGGCCCCATCCCCCACTGGGTCGGCATCATCGCCCCCACCCAAGGCGACGCCGTCACCGCCTGCGTGTCCGGCCCGTCCGGCATCAAAGCCCACGACCCCACCGCATCCGGCCCCATCACCACCGCGGGCGGCACCGTCGTCCGCTGGGCTAACGGCAGCCAGGCCAAGCTGTACGGGGCCAGCAACCCCGAGGACGTAGAGCGACTCCGGGCCGGGGGAAATACTTGCGTCGCCTGGCTGGAAGAGTTCGCCGCCTGGCGGTACATGCAGCAGTCCTTCGATCAACTGCGGTTCGGCCTCCGCTCCGGGCCACGCCCGCACTGGGTCGCCTCCACCACCCCCAAGCCGAAGCCGCTCCTGGGCCGGCTGAAAGCCGGAGAGATCCCCGGCGTGGTCACCACCCACGCCACCATGTACAACAACCCCCACCTCCCCGAGCACATCCGGCAGATGCTCGAGGACGCCTACGGCGGTACCGACCTCGGCGAGCAGGAGCTGTACGGGCAAATCCTCGACGAGATGGCCAACGCCTTCTGGCGTAGGAAAAACCTGGCCGCCTCACGGATCCGGCTGGACGATCTGCCCGGCACGATCCGCCGCACCGTCGGCGTCGACCCGTCCGGCGGTGCCGGGGAGCAGGGCATCGTCGTCACCGCGAAGTCCGGGCTGTTCCTGCCCGGCGCCCTGCCGGCGCCTGACCCGGACCCGGACGAGGCGCGGCCGGTGCAGCAGCGTCCGCAGCACCACGGGTTTGTCCTGGACGACCGGTCGTGCCACCTGCCGCCGGAGGGGTGGGGCGAGCGTGCGGTGCGGGCCGCGATCGACTGGGAGGCCGAGGACATATGCGTAGAAATTAACTACGGAGGGGACCAAGCGATCGCTGTGATTCGGACGGCGATGGAGAAGGTCGGCGTGGACATCCCGGTGCGGAAGGTACGCGCGACACAGGGCAAGGCCGTGCGGGCACAGCCGGTCGCCGCACTGTCGGCGCAGGGACGCTGGCACCATGCCGGGAAGTTCGAGGAGCTCGAAGAGCAGCTGTGCACCTGGTATCCCGAGCTGGGCTGGTCACCGGATCGCCTCGACGCAGCCGTTTGGGGACCATGGCACATGCGGCTGGTCGGCACGATGACCCGCGGGCAGGGTTCGTTGGGCGGGGATCTGGCCAGAAAGCAGATCGCCGGAGGACGGATACGGTGACCGGCATGCGCGGAGTCGTCGTCACCTATGTGCATCCCGGGTGGGTGCAGCACACGTTCATGCAGTCGCTGATGTTGGCCATGAGCCACGACCGCTCGTCGGACGGGCCGGTGATTGTCGGGGTGATGCCGGTGCGGTTCCGGCCGGCCGGGATCGCCCACGTCCGCAACCAGGCGGTCGCCGAGTTCCTGGCGGGAGACGGGGAGTGGCTGTGGTTCGTCGACACGGACATGGGTTTCCGGCCGGACGCGCTGCACCAGCTGCTCGCGACCGCTGACCCGCGGGAGCGGCCGGTGGTGGGTGCGCTCTGCTACGGGGTGGTCGAGGGCGAGCCGGACGATATGGGTGGTGTGGTGACGCGGGTCTTCCCGACGCTGCACGGCCGAGCCGAGGAGGCGAAGGTCTTCACGGAGTGGGAAGGGCCTGTGCCGTCGGGACTGGTGCGGGTGGCGGGGACGGGTGCGGCCTGCCTGCTGGTGCACCGGATGGCGCTGGATCGAGTTGAGTACGGGTCGTGGTTCGACCCAGTGGTCGATGGGGCGGGGAATCTGGTGGGTGAGGATCTGTCGTTCTGCTGGCGGCTGGGCTGTGTGGGCGTGCCGGTGCATGTGGACTGCGCCGTTCCGACGACTCACCAGAAGTCGGTGTGGTTGAGGGGTGGCGTGTGATGGATGTGTGGCTGCTGCTGGTTGTGATGTCGCTGGCGACGTACCGGGGGACGAAGTTGGTGGTGGAGGACACGTTTCCGCCGGTGCTGTGGCTGCGGGACCGGCTCGTCGGCGGGTGGCGCGAGCCGACGATGAAGGAGCAGCACCACGATCTGTACCCGCAGGGGGAAGTCGAGGAGGGCTGTCTGAGGGCCGTCGCTGGTCTCGGCATGTTCAGCCTCGTCGACGGGGAGTTGCAGATCTACGGGCGTCGGTGGAAGCGGTCGCCGTTCTGGCTGGCTGAGCTGATCTCCTGCCCCTGGTGCGCGTCGGGTTGGGTCGCGGCCGGGGTGACGGCAGGGGTGTGGGCGACGGCCGGTCTGCCGCTGCCGGTGTTGGTGTGGGCGGCGGTGTGGGGCGCGGGCGCGTTGCTGGCGGCGCAGGAGTGGGCGTGATCCGTCCGGAACGCGGTGGGCGCGGAGGGCCGTAGCATTCGCGGCGGGTAGGAGACCCGGGGCCTGGCGGGCTCCGGGGTGTGGTGGTTGAGGGCCGTCCGTGTCGCGCATCACGGACGGCCCTCACTCACACCCCGGAACGATCTTCGTCAGCCCGTACCTACCCTGCGCCCCAGACCCACGCACTGGAGGCGACCGTGGCCTGGTGGCACACCTTTACTCGACGCGGCCCCCTGCCCGCCGCAGCCCCACCCCTCCAGCCACCAGCCCTCACCGCCGCCGCAGCCCCCGTCAAAGAACCCCGCACCCACCTCCTCCGCACCACCGACATGTGGCAGGAGGAGGTCTGGCAATTCCACGACGCCCTCGGCGAATTCCGGTACGCAGTCGACTGGGAATCGAAGATGCTCTCCCGCGTCCGCCTCTACGCGGCGAAGCTCGAGCCCGGCGTCGACGAGCCCGTCCGCGCGAAGGCCGGCACCGCCGTGGACCTGATGACGCAGTTCGCGGGCGGCCCGGCCGGACAGGCTCAGATCATGGACGGGCTCGGCACCCAGCTCACCGTGCCCGGCGAGGGCTACCTCATCGTCGAGAACGCCAGCGGTATCGAGAAGTGGTCCGTCCGCTCCATCGACGAGGTGCGGGCGGCGCGCGGCCACTACGAGGTCATCGACGAGAACAGCCCCACCACCGGCCACAACTGGCGGCCCCTCGCCCAGGACTCGATGCCGCCCATCCGGGTGTGGAAGCCGAACAAGCGATATCACCACCTCGCCGACAGCCCCGCCCGGGCGGCGCGCACGACGATGCGTGAGCTAGAGCTGGTCAACCGGCACATCGTCGCCCAGTACCTGTCCCGGCTGGCGTCGGCCGGTGTGTGGCTGGTCCCGGACGAGATCACATTTCCGGTGCGGGAGGAGTTCGCGGACGCGCCGGATCCGTTCATGGCGGAGTGGATCGAGATCGCGGCGGAGGCGATCCGCACCCCAGGGACGGCGGCCGCGACGGTGCCGATCCCGATCAAGGTGCCTGCCGAGTACGTCGACAAGATCCGGCACCTGGACTTCACCCTGCAGATCGACGACAAGATCATCGACAAGCGCGAGTCCGCAATCAAGCGGCTCGCGACCCAGCTGAACATCCCGCCCGAAGTCCTCCTCGGCATGGGCGATCTCAACCACTGGAACGCCTGGGCCGTCGACGAGACATCGCTGAAGGTGAACATCGCGCCGGACGCCGAGACGATCTGCCAGGCAATCACCACCGGCTACCTTCAGCCCCGCCTCCGCGCCTCCCATGTGGAGGACTGGGCGTCGTGGGTCGTCTGGTACGACATGTCCGAGCTCACCCTGCGCCCCGACCGCTCCGACAACGCCATCCAGCTGTACGACCGGCTGGAGATCGACGGCGCCGCGCTTCGCCGCGAGACCGGCTTCGACGAAGCGGACAAGCCGAGCGACGAGGAACTCAAGGAGCAAGCCCTCAAGGTCATCATCAAAACGCTGCCGTCCGGCGCCGGGTCCGCACTGTCCACCCTCATCGGCGAGCGCGTCGACATCACCCCCGTCGCCGCGGCCACACCAGCCGAGGCCGCGGAGCAGGCCGACCAGCCCGAGCCGCCAGAGCCGGACGCCCGGGACGCACCGAACGCCGGGGAGCCACCGGGGGCGGAGCAGGCCCGGCAGGCTGCGGCGGCCGCGCGTCAGGAACGACTGGTGCAGCAGGCGCAGGTGCTGCACGCGGTGAAGTTCGCGACGGGCCGGCCGCCGGAGTTGCTGCACCCGGGCCTGTGCGCACAGCACGCCTACAGCTGTCCGTTCACGCACGCCGCCTTGAAGCTCCACAGCTTGCCGCGGCCGGGGACGTCCGGGGTGTACGAGGCCCGCCTCGACAGCTTCGGCCGGTTCACGATCGGCCGGCACGCCCCGCTCATGGACACCAGCGGCTTCTTCTCGACGACGACTCGGAGCAGCAATGGGTACGCGCGCAGGTAGCCGGCCGGACCTCCGGGACTTCGTGAGCCGGGAGGGTCTGGCGCAGCTGACTGCGGCGGCAGACGGCTCGCACACATCCGGCGCAATGATCGCGCTGATGCCCACGGCGGAGGACGCGGCCCGGCTGGCGATCGAGGGCGGCGAGGACGCCGAGCAGCTGCACTGCACGCTCCGATACCTGGGCAAGGGCGCCGATTTCGACGAGAGCGCGCGCGCCACGATCGTGGACTCCGTGCGCCATCTCGCCCAGGGAATGCCGCCGATCAGGTCGAAGCTGTTCGGCGCCGCGCACTGGAACGGCAACGGTGACGAGCCGTCGTGGGTGTGGTCCGTCGGCGACGATGCGGAGCAAGGCCCTTCGCTGGAGGCCGCGCACGAGATGGCCGAAGAGGCGTTGCTGATGGCGCCGATGGACGTGGAGTTGCCCGCGCCGCATACGCCCTGGGTCGCCCACGTCTGTGCAGCGTATTCGTCCGAGCTGGACCTGATCATCGCGCTGGAGGAGCGTCTCGGCCCGGTCACCTTCGACCGGGTGCGGGTCGCGTTCGCCGGGGACCACACGGACATCCCCCTCAGCGGCAGCATCACCGCTGCGGCCGGGCCGCTGCGCCGTCAGCCCACCGACCTGGAGACCCGCTCCCGCATCGACTTCGCCGCCATGGACCAGGCCTGGCACCAGGCCGTCGACGACACGATCGCAGCGTGGGCGGACATCCAGCGGGCGCAGCGCGAGGAGATCACCGTTGCTGTCCAGGCTGCCGCCGAGGCTGACAACCTGGCCGCGCTGGACGACCTGACCGTGGACACCGAATCGGCCGCCGCCCTGCTGACCGCACGCATGATCCGCTACGCGCGGGAGGCGGGAGAAGCCCAGCAGGCGGAGGCCGAAGCGCAGGGCGTCACGGTGCCGGAGTGGTCGCTGGACGACGAGGCTGTCGTCGCGGCGGCGTTCCGGGATCGGATCAGGCAGGTGGCCCGGACGACGGCCCGCCTCACCGGGGCGAACCTCGTCGCCTCGGGGGTGCGCCGGGCGATGCGCCTGTTCGGCTCCGGCAGCCCCGACCAGGTTGCGGCTCAGGTCGACGAGCACCTCGCCGACCTGTCCGACGCTTCGGTGCGGCAGGCGGTCGGGGGTGCGATGTCGGCGGCGCAGAACGAGGGCCGCATGGCCGTCCTCGCGGTCGCCCCGCCCGGAACCTATGTGAGTACGGAAGCCCTCGACAAGAGCTCATGCGGCCCGTGCCGGGATGTGGACGGCACCCGCTACGCGTCGCTGGCCGAAGCGCGCGCGGCGTACCCGACGGGCGGCTACACCGACTGCCAGGGCGGCGACCGCTGCCGGGGGTTCGTGGTCGCGGTGTGGAACGAGGACGAAGACGCCGAGCAGGACGCGGCCGGAACGATCATGGCGCTTGCTGCGGCCACAATCCCACCCAACGATCACGAGCAGGGAGGCACCGTGTTCCGCACAGTGCAGGACCACCCGGACTGCGGTGCCGAAACGCCGTGGGCCGTCACCGACGAAGACGGCGAACTCGCGGGCTGCTTCGCCACGCAGGCGGAGGCCGACGCGGCGTGCGCCGAGATGGACGACGACAAGAGCGAGGACAACAAGCCCGACGACGACAGCATGGACTACGGCGGCCAGACCGCCCCGTGGGAGGGCCCCCTCGCCGTTGAGGGCATCGTCACCGGCGACGGCCGCGAGTTCGCCGAAGGCGCCCTCACCTGGGCCGACCTGCCCATCCCCCTGCGCTGGAACAAGGAAGACTCCCACGGCGGCGAGCCCCGCACCATCGCCGTCAACGTGGGCCGCATCGACCGGATCTGGCGCGACGGCAGCAAGGTCATGGGCTCCGGAGTCCTCGACCTGTCCGACGAGGACGGCCGCCGCGTCCACGCGAAGATCGAAGGCAAGTTCCTCCGCGGGGTGAGCATCGACGCCGACTCCATCGCCGACGCGGACACGGAGTTCGTGTGGCCCGACGACGTCAACGCCGGAACCGGCGACAGCGACGACCAGGGCGACGAGCCGGACATGTTCGAGATGTTGTTCGCCCAGCCCGAGAAGGTCATCTTCCACGGCGGCCGGATCCGTGCCGCGACCCTCGTGGATATCCCGGCGTTCGCCGAGGCGTACATCGCGCTCCTCGACGAGGCCGGTGCGGTCGTGGCCGGCGGGCAGCCCGTCACCGCGGCCGAACTCCTGGAACTCCAGGGCGCCGGAGACGAGGAGCGGGAGCCGCTGCGGTCCGTGCCCGAGCTGACCGCGTCCGCGGAGATGTGGCGCCCTCCGGCCGCCTGGTTCTCCGACCCGAATCTGTCGCTGCCGACGCCGATCACGGTCACGGACGACGGCCGGATCTACGGGCACGCCGCGCAGTGGGGGGCCTGCCACATCGGGCAGGAGGACGTGTGCGTGCAGCCGCCGCACGAAGAGCAGCACCCGTACTACCGCACCGGCGAGGTCGTGTGCGCGGACGGGACGCGGGTGGCGGTCGGTCAGATCACCGTGGGTACCGGGCACGCGCCGCTGCACCTGGGGGCGTCACCGGCGGCGGAGCACTACGACAACACCGGCGCCGCGGTGGCGGATGTGGCGGTCGGCAACGACGCGAACGGGATCTGGGTGGCGGGTGCGGTCCGGCCGGGCGCGGATCCGCTGAAGGTGTACGAGCTCCAGGCCGCGGGCCAGGTGTCCGGCGACTGGCGGCGGATCGGCGGCCAGTTGCGGCTCGTCGGGCTGCTGGCGGTGAACGTGCCTGGTTTCCCGGTGCCGAAGATGCGCGCGCGGGTGGCCAGTGGGGAGCCGCAGGCGCTGCTTGCGGCGGGCCGGCCGACGGTGGCGTGGGGGCGGTCGCAGTCGGATCTGGAGCGGGATGCGGTGCGGATCGTGATGCGGATGCTGTCGCGTCGGGTCCATCCTGGGGGGAGGTGAACAGCGTGTGCAGTTGCAATAAGAAGCGGCGGCCGAAGCCTCCGCCTCCGCCTCCGGCAAGCCTCTGACCTTCTATTATGCGGACCGGTGAAGATATTTTGATCTTTGCCGGTCTGTGTGCTATGCGCTAACCTCCGGTCAAAAGGGCGCCAACATCTGGGCGCACAACACCCTTCGATCCGGAGGACACCGTGGCCGACGAGCTGTTCAGCGCCCCGTCCGATCTCACCCTCGCGTCCGACACCGACCTCACCGAGCTGGAGACCCGCGCGGTCACCGAGTTCGAGCGCGTCAGCGGCCTCGACAACGTCGAGCCCGACACGCTCGCCTACGCGATGCGCCTGACCGACGACCTCGACCGCATCCGCGCCGAACTCCGCGTCCGCGAGGTCCGCGCCGAACAGCAGGCCTCCCTCCAGCAGGCCCGCGTCGCCGACCAGCTCTCCCAGCTCCAGGCCCGCGTCAACGGCGCCCCCACCGCCCAGGCCCAGGCCGAGCAGGCCCCGGCCGTCGACATCGAAGCCATCGCCGCCGCCGCCGCACGCGGTGTCACCGCCGGCATGGCCACGCTGATGATGGACCGCAAGGGCGGCAGCGTCCGCCCCGAGGAGATCGCCCGCCGCGCCACCGCCAGCCTCGCCGAGACCGCGCAGCACGCCCCCACCCCCCAGGTCCGCGAGCAGCGCCTGGCCGTCACCGCCTCCGTCGACATCCCCGGCGTCGCCCGCGGCGAGGGCATCACCAGCCTCACCGCGCTCGCCGAGGTCACGGCCCGCAAGGCCAAGTCGATGCCGGTCACCTCCGGGCAGCCCAGCGAGCAGCTCGTCGCGTCCGTCCGCAACGACTTCTCCCACAGCGTCGACAACCGCACCACCCGCGGCGAGATCAAGGACCTCATCCACTACCTCACCGGTCCCGACAAGCAGGCCGCGCTCGTCGCAGGCGGCGGCTGGTGCGCGCCGTCCGAGACGCGCTACGACTTCTTCAACATCGCCTGCGAGTCCGGCATGATCGACCTGCCGACCTTCGGCGTCACCCGCGGCGGCATCCAGTTCCCCGTCTCCCCGAGCCTCGCCGACGCCCTCGCCGGCGGCGACGCCTTCGCTGGATTCGCCGCCACGTTCAGCAACGAGTCGAACCCGTGGCTGTGGACCGAGGCCGACGACATCGCCGCCGCCACCGGCTCCCCCACCAAGCCGTGCATGCGCGTCCCCTGCCCCGACTTCGACGAGGAGAGGCTCGAGGCATACGGCTACTGCCTGACCGCGGGCAACCTCACCGACGACGCCTACCCGGAGTCGACGCAGAACACCCTGCAACTCCTGATGGCCGCGCACGCGCACGTCATCAACGCCCGCCTCATCGCGCTCATGCTCGCCCGCTCCACCTCCGCGACCTCCATCGGCGGCACCGCCACCGACGCCGCGGCCCCACGGATCTACAACGCGGTCGGCCTCGCCGCCACCGACTACCGGGCCCGCTACGGCATGTGCATCGAGGACGTCCTCGAGGTCGTCTTCCCGTACTGGGTCCGCGACGTCATCCAGGCCGACCTCGCCTGGAAGGCCGGCGTCGAACTGGGCGACATCCCGCTCAGCGAGGTGAACCGGTACTTCACCTCGCGGAACATCGCCGTCCAGTGGGTCAACGACTGGCAGGTCCGCGGCACCAGCCAGTTCGGCAACGCCACCAAGATGACCGCCTGGCCGACCACGGTGGACTTCCTCATCTACGCCGCCGGCACGTTCATCCACGGCAACGGCATGACCCTCGACCTCGGCGTCGTCCGCGACAGCGTCCTCAACTCGACCAACGATCACACGGCGGCGTGGTCGGAGGAGGCGCACCTGATCGCGAAGGTCGGGCACGAGTCCCGCCGGTACACGGTCGGCTTCAACGTCAACGGCTCCTCGTCGGCGCTGCTGACCGGCACCGTCCGAGTCTGACCGGCTGCCGTGAACCGAACCGACGCTGAAGGGTGGTGACCGCTGATGGCACGACAGATGATCGACCTGCCGACGGTGTTCACCACCCTGCCGCACGGCCTGTGGGACACCATCCAGCAGGCCACCTCGGACGGGCCTCACTGGCAGGGCGGCGTCACCTGGACCGACCGCTGCCCTACCGGCGCGACCACCTACGACGAGTGCCTGTCCGTCACCGGGACCGGCGCCCCGCCTGCCCCGCCCGCGAAGACCCCCAACGTCGAGCAGGAGCATCGGGGGGCGCTGCCGTTCACGGTGATCGCCGAGTTCCAGTGCACCCCGGTCGGGCTGGCCGACGCACAGACCGTCGCCCGTGACGCCCTCATCCGGATCGAGCAGCACCAGGTCGAGACCGCGTTCTGGACCGGTGCCGCCGCCGAGCAGCAGGTGGTGTTCCCGCACCTCGCCGCAGACGGTGAGGTCACGGACGGGGACGTTGTTCTGCAGCCGGTGGCCAGCCCGGTCGTCACCGGCGCGGACGTAGCGACCGCTCTGGGAGCGCTGGAGCAGGAACTCGCCGACTGCTACAAGGGCCAGGGCCTGATCCACGTGCCCCGGTCAGTGCTGCCGACGCTGGCCGCGTGGAAGCTCGCACGCGTCGACGACGACGGCCGGCTGGTGACTCCGTCCGGGAATCTGATCGTCGCCGGGGGCGGCTACACGGGCAGCGGTCCGGACGGCAGTACTCCTGCTGCGGGAACGTCGTGGATCTACGCGACCGGTGCCGCGTTCGGCTACCGGTCGGACGTGTATTTCACGCAGGTCCGCGACTCCCTGGACCGGTCCACCAACACGCTGCGCATGCAGGCGGAGCGGACGTACCTGATCGGCTTCGAGTGCTGCCTGCTGGCCGCACACATCGCCCTGGGCGTGCCCACCGAGTAGGAGAACAGGACCATGGCAACTCACTCGACGTGCGCCACGCCCATCAAGGGCACGCACATGAGGATCATCGAACTCGACACGTGCGGTGTCCCCGTCACCGGCACCGACGGGCAGGTGTCCGTCACCAAGGGCTTCGTGCAGGTCAACATGGAGCCGCAGTACGAAGATGGGGTGGAATTTTTCGAGAGGACCGCGGACGGCTCACCGTGCGTGAACCAGAAGGACGACCCCACCCTCAAGCGCATGAACCTCACGTCGCAGTTCTGTGAGGTCAACGCGTCCGCCGTCGCCCTCATGATCTCCGCCCGCGAGCTCACCTCCGGCACCCCGACGACCGGCACCGGCTTCGCGGTCGCCGAGGGCAACCCCACCCGCCGATACAGCCTGGAGGTGTGGCAGGAAGTCGCCGGCGCCGGGGCCTGCGACGCGTCCGGGCAGCAGCGGTACATCTACAACGCGTGGCCCAACGTCGGCGCCACCCAGCTCGGCGCGTACGTCATCGAGAACGGCCGCTCCACCCTGGAGACCACCTCGGAGACGAAGGGCGCCTCCGCGCAGTGGGTGGCGCAGGTCGCCTCCGACTACCTGCCGGCCGGGGAGACCATCGACGACGACGAGCACTGGGTGTGGAACGTGACGACGACGGCTCCGCCGACGATCGCCTGCGACCCGACCACGCTGTAACCGACAGGCCCGGGGAGGGAACCGATGGCGCTTGCCCAGTACAGCGAGCTGTTCTGGTTCCCCTCCGGGGACCTGGCCACCAGCGTGACCGCGAGGGTGTTCCTGCACAGCACGAACACCCTCGCCACCCTGTACGCCGACGCGGCCGGGACGGTACCGCTGGCGAACCCAGCCAGCACGTCCGGCACCGGCCGCCTGGAGTTCTGGGTAGAGGAGGGCCGCTACTGGGTCCACATCGACTCGGAGGCCTTCGACATCGCGGTGGGCGCAGCCGCGCAGCCCGCCACCCAGCAGGACATCCTCGACGAGGAGACCCGAGCGGACGCCGCCTACGCGCAGCTCCTCCACGCCGCCCGCCACGCGGCCGCGGGCGACGACCCGGTGACGCTGGCTCAGGCGCAGGTCACTGGGCTGGCCGCCGCCCTGGCCGCGCTGCTTCCCCTGGCCGGCGGGACGATGACCGGCACCATCAACTCCACGCTGGGCACCGCGGGCGCGACCGCGCGGGCGAGCCTGGTCGGCGGCGACGCCTTCGACCGGTTCCGGCAGTACGCCGACGGCCGCCTGGAGTGGGGGCCGGGCAACGCGGCCCGGGACACGGTCCTGTACCGGGACGCGGCGAACGTGCTGCGCACGGACGACGGTCTCACCGTGGCGCTGGCGCTGCGGCACCTGGGCACGAGCCTCGGCTTCTACGGGGCCGCCGCCACCACGAAGCCCACCGTCAGCGGATCCCGCGGCGGGAACGCAGCCCTCGCCTCTCTCCTCACCGCGCTCGCCGGGCTCGGCCTCGTCACCGACAGCACCACCGCGTAAAAGGGGAAGCCGTGCCGGTCATCAATCCGATCGTCAGCCAGCCGTCCGGCACCGGGAGCATGTCCGGGCCGTGCGCGGACTGGCCGGTGCAGTGGGTGTGTGACCTGTCGACGCTGAACCCGGCGGTGACCGGGGTGGCGGTGTCGATGGCGACCGAGACGCTGTGGGCCTTGACCGGGATGCGGTTCGGGCTGTGCTCGGTGACGCTGCGACCGTGCGCGTCCGGCTGCGACGACGGCCGCTTCTACGACGACTTCGGCCCGCCGTGGACGGGCGCGCGCTCGTATCCGCAGCCCGCACTGATCGGCGGCCTGTGGTTCAACCTCACCTGCGGGTCGTGCGCGGACTGCTCGTGCACGTCGGTGTCGGAGGTGCGGCTGCCTGCGCCGGTGTACGAGGTGACGGAGGTAGTCATCGATGGGGCGGTCCTCTCCTCGTCGGCGTACCGGCTGGACAACAACCGGCTGCTGGTGCGGACGGACGGGGCGAGTTGGCCGCGCTGCAATGACTTGTCCGTGGACTCCGGCGAGGGCGCGTGGTCGGTGACCGCCTCGTTCGGGGAGCCGGTGCCGGATGGGGCGGCGCTGGCGATGGGCGAGCTGGCGTGCGAGATCGCGAAGGCCGCCGACGGGGGTGATTGCCGACTGCCTGCTGGGGTGCAGCAGCTGGTGCGGCAGGGCGTGACGATCTCGTATCCCGACGTCGGGGAGCTGTTCGCGAAGGGCCGGACGGGTCTGTATCTGGTGGATATGTTCGTGGCGACGTGGAATCCGGCGGGGCTGCGGCAGCGGTCGCGGGTGTACCGGGTGGACCGGCCGACAGTACGGAGGACAGGGACATGAGCGAGCAGAAGCCGTCGGTAGGGCGGATCGTCCACTACGTGAGCTATGGGACCCCGGGCGGGGAATACACCTCGCAGTGCCGGGCGGCCATCATCACCTCCGTCCACCCGAGCGAGGGTGACGGCAGTCTGGCCAACATGAACGGCCCGGAGGAGGTCGGCTTGGCCGTGCTGAACCCGGAGGGCATGTTCTTCAACCAGCGGTGCCGTCACTCCGAGGGCGTGCGTACGGGCGGCACATGGCACTGGCCGGAGCGCACGTGATCACCGGCGAGCTGAAGTGGTACACCGTCGCCTCCCGCTTGGAGACCGCGGTCTACGAGGCGCTCACCGACACCCCCGACCGGCACGGCGTCGTCCCCGGCGCCATCGCCTGGGACGCCTGCGACTGCGGCATGCTCGCCGTCAGCGTCGCCCAGGTGTACCCGTCCGAGACGTTCCCCGCCCCGCAGGCCACGCCCTTCGGTGCCTGCCAGGCCCCATGGGAGGTCGCCGAGGTCGTCGTCCAGGTCATCCGCTGCGCCCCGAACGCCGAAGGCCAGAGCCTCTACCCGACCACGGCCGCCCTCGACGCCTCCGCCCAGCAGGTCGCCCGCGACGCCCACGAGACCCTGCTCGCCGTCTCCCTGGAGTTGTGCGAGATGAACGAGGTCCGAGACATCGCCGACTACCTCATCCGGCCGCAGGTCACCCAGGGTCCGCAGGGCGGCTGTGTCGGCACCGAACTCCGCGCCCTCGTCTCCCTGATGAGGAACTGACATGGCGATCCTCCGTATCGACTGGGCAGCCGTGAACCACATGCTCAACAGCCCCACCGGCACGGTCGGCCGGAACTGCCAGCAACGCGCCGACCGCACCGCCGCACGCGCCCGCCAGTTCGCACCCGGCAGCATGAGCGAACGCATCGCCCCACCGATCGTGCAACGCAGCGCCGACGGGCCTTCGGCGGACATCACGGTCCGGCACCCTGCCGTCGGCTACGTCATCAACGGGACCCGCCCGCACCAGATCCGGCCCCGCACGAAGAAGGCGCTCCGCTTCACCGTGGGCGGCCGGGTCGTCTTCGCCAAGCTGGTAAATCATCCAGGCACCCAGGCCAATGATTTTCTCAACAAGGCGCTGCCCGCCGCCCTGTAGCTCCGGAACGATCATGCGCGGGGCGAACCTACCGTCACCCGCATGACCGACCTCCTCACGTCCCCGAACGGCATCGCGCCCACACCGCCTGCCCCACCGGCGGCCCGTGACTTCACCAAGAAGCGCAAGCGCCTCGACTTCACCATCGACACCGACACCTTCACAGCCGCATCCGTCATCCCCGGCGACGTCTTCGCCGAGTTCATCACCACCTACAACGGCCGCGCCGAAACCGACGACTACCAGCAGACGCACGACGCGCTGAAGCACGCCCTCTCCCTGGTACTCCTCCCCGACTCCTACGAGCGGTTCGCCGCACGGCTCAAGGACCACGCCAACCCCATCGACGACGATCAGATGGGCGACGTCGTCCTGTGGCTGCTGGAGGAGTACGGCATGCGCCCTACACAGCCGTCGCAGCCCTCGTCGGATGGGCCTGCGAGCCCGGAGTCTGGCACCAGCTCGACGGAGAGTACACAGCCCGAGGAGTCGACCTCGCAGCCCTCCCCGCAGACCGCTTCCTGAACGCGATCTACTTCGAAATGCTGCAGCGGCTGATCATCCGAGACGGCCAGACCGAGGAACAGGCGCGCGCCAAGTTCGACGCCGACCTCGGCGTCTCGGCATGGGCCACCCCCGGCCGCGAACGCCGGCCCGTGCAGCAGACACCCGACGACGGAGCGCCCTGGTGGTGGACCGGAGCCGAGGACGCATCCCAGTCCTTCCTCGCTGCGATGGGAGTGAGCCTCGGTGGCTGACCTGATCGGCACCGCCAGCATCCGCGTCGACATGCCCACGGCCACGGCCGTCCGGCAGATCCGCCGCTTCTCCACCCAGGCCGACAGCGCACTGCGCACCGTCGAACGACGCGTCACCCAGACCGCCGCCGCCCTCCGTAGCCTGCGCGGCACATCAGTCGCCGTCACCGTCGACGACCAGACCAGCACAGGCGCCCGCGCCGCCCGCGCCGCCATCACCAGCCTCCAAAGCGCAGGCCCGGTCCGGATCCCTGTACAGATCGTCGACGGCACCCGCCGCGGCGCCCGCACCGTCCAGACCACCGTCGCCCGGCTCCAGCGCCTGGGCCCCATCCGTATCGACACCAGCGTCGACGTCGACCCGGTCGCCATCGCCAACGCTTCCTCCGCGCTGCGCGACCTGCAGCAGGCCGCCCGCGGTACCGCCCGCGCTCTGGGGACGCTCGCCACCCGCGCCACCACCGCCACCGCCGCGCTCGTCGCCCTCGGTGCCGCCGCCCGCACCCTGCGCGGGGAGATGGACGACCTCGACGGGTCGATCCGCCGCACCGGGGCCGGCATGGGCGGGCTCCGTGGACGGCTCGGCACCCTCAGCGCCGGGGCCGGTGCAGCGTCCGGCGCAGTCAGGGGACTGGTTCGGGCCGCTCTCCTGCTGAGCCCTGCGCTGGTCCCCATCGCCGCGCAGGCCCTGCCGATCGCCGCCTCCGTGGGCGCCGCAGGGGCCGCGGTGACGGTGTTCGCCGCCGCCCTGGCCGGGCAGGTGTCCGCGCTGTCTGACGCGTCGGAGGCGGAGAAGAAGTACAACGAGGCGATCCGCGAGCACGGGGCCGGGTCGAAGGAGGCCGGGCAGGCGCAGCTCGCCTACGCGCGGACGGTGGCGGATATGCCCGCGCCGACACAGCGGGCGGCCGCGGCCCTGTCGTCGATGAAGGACCAGTACCGCGAGTGGTCGGACAGCCTGGCGGACAGCACGATGCCGGTGGCGACGAAGGCGTTCCAGACGTTCGGGGCGCTGTTCCCGAAGTTGACGCCGGTGGTGCGGGGGGCGGGCGCGCAGCTGGACCGGTTCGTGACGATCGCCGCCGGCGGGATCGCCTCCCCGGGCTTCGACCGGTTCATGGAGTCGTTCGCCGAGTTCTCCACCGGCGTGTTGGAGCGGGCGAACGATGGCCTGATCCGATTCGTGACGAGCATGCAGTCCGGGCAGGTGTCCGGCGGTATCAGCGCGTTCATGGAGTACGCGCGGGAGAATGGGCCGCTGGTCTCCGACACCCTGTCCAAGCTGGGTGAGGCCGTGGGGAACATCCTCGAGGCGGCAGCGAACGCCGGCCCTGGTCTGCTCACGCTGGTGAACGCGCTGGCGGGTGTGGCGGCGGCGATCCCGCCCGAGGTCCTCACGACGATGCTGCAGCTGGCGCTGGCCATCAAGGCGGTCTCCTTGGCGGCGGCCGGTGCGGCGATGGTGTCCGGCCGGGTCGCGGCGATCGGTGCTGCTGTGACGGCGATGGGTGCGGCGTCGAGTACGGCGTCCGGGCGGGTCGGCCGGGTGACGGCGGCGATCGGTGCTCTGTCGCGGGCGGCGAAGATCGGCCTGGCGGGGACGGGTATCGGTCTGCTGGTGATCGGTCTGGCGAAGCTGGCGGACATCGGGAAGACCGCGCCGCCGGATGTGGACCGGCTGACGACGTCGCTGGGCAGGCTGGGCTCGTCGGGGAAGGTGTCCGGTGAGGCGGCGAAGGCGTTCGGAGAAGACCTGGATCAGCTGTACGACAAGGTCCGCAACATCACCGACCCCTCGTTCGCGGACCAGGTGCAGAACGGCTTCGTCAAGATCCTGACGCTCGGGCAGGTCAACTCGACCGCGAGCTCGAACGCGCAGCAGGCCCTCGACGCGATCGATGACAGCCTCACGAACCTGGTGCAGGGCGGAAAGATCAAGGAGGCGGGCGCCGCCCTCGACATCCTCGCGCAGAAGTACTCGGGCAACGCCGACGAGCAGGCGAAGTTCCGTGGCCAGATGGACGAGTACAACGACGCCCTGGACGCGCACAGGTCGGAGCTGGAGATCGCCGCCCGCGCGATGGGCTCCTTCGGGGAGCAGGCCCAGGCGACGTCCGCCAAGTTGGCCGCGCAGAAGGTCAACGCGGACGGACTGCGCGAGGCGATCGTCGCGCTGAACGACGTCAACCGCAGTGCGCACGACGCGCAGACCCGCTTCGGGGAGAGTGTCGACGCGCTCAACGCCTCGTTCAAGGAAAACGGCGCCACCCTCTCGGCCAACACGGAGGCGGGCCGCGCCAACCGCGACGCCATGTCGGCCGCCGCGAAAGCCCGGGACGAACTCATCGCCAACGGGGTCGCAGCGAACGAGTCGCTGGCCTCGATGACCGGCAAGAGCGACAAGCTCCGCGAGTCGATGATGCGCCTGGCCCTGGACGCATTCGACGGGAACAAGCGGAAGGCCCAGGAGTACATCAACACCCTGTTGGGAACGCCGGGCGAGATCAAGACGCTGGTCAAGGCGGAACGCGCGGACGCGATCACCGGACTGCAGCAGGTGCAGGCGGAGATCCGGAAGACGCCCAAGGCGAAGTCGATCACGGTGACGACGCTGAACGCGGCGGCGATCAAAGCGCTGGAAGCGGTGGGCTACAAGACGGAGCGGCTGCCCGACGGCCGGACGAAGGTGACCACGGCGAACGGGCAGGCGATCGGCTCGATCGGTGCGGTGTCGTCGGCGCTGAACCGGCTGAATGGGAAGACGGCGCGGACGTACACCACGCACACCGTCAAGACGATCAACGAGATCATCAACCGGTCGAAAACCTACCGGTCGGTGCACGACATTGTCGGCGCCACCGGCGGCCTGTACACCGGCAGCGGCTTCAAGCACCGCGGCTACGCCGACGGCGGCCTCGTCGACGGTCCGGGCACGGAGACGTCGGACAGCGTGTACGCGCCGTGGCTGTCGAAGAACGAGTTCGTCATCAACGCCCGGAGGACGCGTCAGTACCTGCCGATCCTGCGCGCCATCAACGAGGGCCGCCTCCAGACGGGCACCACGAGCAGCGCGGCCGGCATGGGCTCGATGAGCAGCATCGCTTCGGCGGTGGTGTCGATGATGCGGTCGACGATGACGGCGGCGGCGGAGCGGGCGCGCGCGCTGGCGGCGTCGACGGTGGATGCGCTGAGCCGGGACATCGGCCGGGGTCTGGTCGCGGGGCTGCAGGCGGCGATGCCGAAGGTTGCGGCGGTGGCGAAGAAGGTGACCGCGGCGGCCGGCGGGTCGGCCGGCGGTGGTGGCGGCGGGGGGAAGGGCAGCGCGCCGCGGACGGGCTTCACGGCTGCGGTCGCGGAGTTGCAGCGGCTGGTGGACTCCGGCCGCTGGTCGAAGAAGGGCTCGCTGCTGTTCGAGGACGTCTCGTTCCAGGGCATGTCGAAGAACTTCGGCGCCCAGCAGATGCGGGTGGCCGATGGGTTCTGGGCTGCGGTGAACGAGATCAAGAAGGCGGTGAAGTCCGGCAAGAAGGTCTTCGAGGACATGACCTACAAGGGCATGTCCGCCAACGTGGGCCGCTTCCACGACATGATCGCCCAGATCTGGAAGGGCAACCCCTACGGCCGGAACTTCGGCGACTGGGGCAACTTCGGCAAGTACGGCCGGTACGGCAAGTACGCGTCCGGCGGACTCATCACGGGGCCCGGCACGTCCACCTCGGACAGCGTGCCCATCCTCGCCTCCAACCGCGAGTTCATGATGAGCAACGCCGCCGTGGCCTACTACGGCGTGCCCACCATGGCCGCACTCAACCGACGGCAGATCCCGCGCGGCACCCTCGGCTCCGGCCTCCGCTCGGGCAGCAGCGCGTCCGCGCCGGTCGGCGACACCAACATCACCGTCGTCGTCGAGAACCACGGCGTCATCGGCTCCCAGATCCAGATGCAGGACTGGCTCGCCAAGTCCCTCGACAACTTGGCGCGCACCGGCCGGCTGCCCACCTCGCTGCGGAAGGCGATCGCCTGATGGCACTGCTGGACACCCTCACCGATGACTTCGACGACGGCACCGTCGACGCGGCCAAGTGGCCGTCGAACTACAACACCGCAGGCGCCGCACCCACCGAGGCCGGCGGCCGCGCGCAGGTGCCGTGCGACACGGGGTTCGCGGCGTTCGCCAGCGGCGGCTCCTACACCCTCGCCGACTCCTACGCGCTGGTGGAGATGTACCCGCCGGCGGCCGGGGGTGCGGCGGCGGAGGCGTGGGCGCAGCTCCTCGTCACCTCCTCGACGGCGGGCACCGACGCGATCATCGAGGTGAACGCGGTGTCGGGGCTGCTGAACATGGCCGTCCGCGCGAGCTACTTCGACCCGGACGCCGAAACGCTGACCTACGACCCGGACGAGCACCGGTGGCTCCGCATCCGGGAGGAGTCGGGCACCCTGTACTGGGACACCAGCGGCGACGGGGAGACGTGGACGGAGCAGCGGGCCGCCACCTCGCCGTCGTGGGTGGGGGACGCGGACCTGGAGGTCCAGCTCATCTCCCACCGCGACGGCGGTACGCCGGATGTGGCGGAGTTCGACAACTTCAACCTGCCGGTCACGCCGACCCCGTCGACGGCGGTGTTCACCGACCTCACCGACACGTTCACCGCACCCACGGTCGACACCGGGAAGTGGCCGAACAACTACAACACCGCACCGAGCGGGACGCTCCCCGACCAGCCCGACGGCCGCGCCCGCGTGCCCTGCGACGAAGGGTTCGCCGCCTACGCCTCCGCGGACATCTACCGTCTCCAGGACTCCGAGGTCCGCGTCCACCTGACGCCGCCGCCCGGGCCGGGCCATCTGGAGGCCTACGCCCAACTCCTCGTCCTGTCCGATGTGACCGGCACGCAGATCGTGTTCGAGGTGGACGCCGCGACGAACCTGCTGCTGATGGCCGTCCACGAGAACTACATCGACGAGAACGCCGACACGGTGCCCTACGATCCGGTCGCGCACGCGTGGCTGCGGATCCGGGAGTCCGCGTCGATCCTGTCCTGGGAGACCAGCCCCGACGGCCGGGAGTGGACCACCCAGCATGCGGAGGATGCCCCGGCCTGGACGGCGCAGAACAACCTCTCCGTGCAGCTGCTGGCGCACTGCACGCCGCTCGTCACCGGCGGCCCCGCCTCCAGCGACTACGCCTACTTCGACGACTTCAACGTCACCCCTGTCCTGCCGCCCGGCTACACAGTGGCCGTCGACTGGGTGGCGGACGGCGACTTCGACGGACCGCATGACGACGTCACCAGCGATGTCCTCCAACGAGGACCGGTCACCTTCGGGTACGGCCGCGACCAGGCACGCCAGCTCGCCCCACCCAAGGTGGGCTCCCTGGCGATGACCTTGTGCAACGCGGACCGCATCTACAGCCCGGAGAATGCGGAGTCGCCGATCGCTGACGACATGAGCCCGGCCGCCCCCGTCGTCGTCGAAACCGTCTACGACGACGTGCTGTACCCGCTGTTCGTGGGCCGCGTCGACGACCTCGACGTCCACCCCGACCGCGACAACCGCAGCATCGACATCACTGCCCTCGACCTCCTCGCACTCCTCCAAGGCACGAAAATCAGCACCGAGCTGTACGAGGCGCAGCGCACCGGCATCCTCATCGACATCATCCTCGACACCATCGGCTGGACCCTCCCCCGCGACATCGACCTCGGCGCCACGTTCGTGCCGTGGTGGTGGCTGGAGGAGACCGACGCCTTCCAGGCCCTCACCGACCTCCTCGAGTCCGAGGGCCCGCCCTCCATCGCCTACGTGAGCCCGGACGGCACGTTCGTCTTCCGCGACCGACACCACCGCCTCCAGCGGCCGGCGTCGCTGACCCCGCAGGCCGCGTTCGCTGCGCAGGAAGTCGACTGCACCGCCCCGCCGGTGACGGGCCTGTCGTTCCTGCCGCCGTTCGGCTACTCCCACGGCTGGCGCGACATCGTCAACGACGTCTCCTTCGACATCGACGAACGCCGCCCCGACCCCAACCCGGACGTGGTGTGGGAGAGCACCGACACCCTGACCCTCGCCCTCGGCCAGAGCATCCAGATCCAGGCCAAAGCATCCGATCCGTTCCGGGAGGCCATCACCCCTGTCGCCGGAACCGACATCCTGTATCACGGCGTCGGGACCGTCGCCGCAGCCATCACCCGCACGTCCGGCCAGTCCACCACCATCAGCATCACCGCTGTCGGCGGGACCGTCACCATCACCCGCATTGCCCTGCGCGCCCGCGCGATCCCCTCCCCGCGCACCACCAAGGTCAGCGCCTCCGACTCGGTGTCCATCCAACGCCACGGCCAGCGCTCCAACCCGAACGACGCCCCCTGGTCCGGCACCCACGACGCCTACGCGGTCGCTCTGCTGCTGCTGGCCCACTACGCGCAGCGCCGGCCGACGGTGCAGCTGCGGCTGGTGTCCTCCGACGAGGAGCACCTGCTGCAGATCCTGACCCGCACCATCTCCGACCTGATCACCATCTCCCACGGTGAGCTCGGCCTGAACGCAGGCTTCCACGTGGAGAGCATCGAGCACACCATCGCCCGCATGCCCTCCACCGAGCAGGAGACCGTGGACTGCGAGCAGCGCGTCCACTACGCCACGCTGGGCTGCGAGCGCACCGGCCTGATCGTGCCGCCGAACCCGTTCACGTTCGACGTGGCCGGATTGGGCTTCGACGACGGCGTGTTCGACCCGACCGCCGCCGATGACCCGGACGCGGTGTTCATCTTCGACCATCCGACACAGGGCCAGTTCGACCTGGGCCGCTTCGGCACCTGACCACTCCGGAACGATCTTCGCGCGGGGCGTCCTACCGTCCACGCCATGGCCCAACTCCTCACCGCCCGCGCCCGGGCCCGCGTCAACCACGGCAGGTGGATCGCCGACTGCCCGCGCCGCTACTGCGCCAACGCGGTCAAACTCACGCCCGGCCAGAGCACGTTCCACTGCGCCGGAGAAGGCGGCTGCCAGCAGGTCGCCCCCCTGGAATGGCCGGCCGACCCCGACGGGATCTGGGAGGCGCTGCTGGAGCGGCCGGTGCCGTCGACCCGCAACTGGTATCCGGACGGGCACGTCGAGGCCGTCCGGCTCGGCATCCCGCACGCACAGAGCCCGGCCGAGCTGCGCGCCGAGCAGCGCGAGTACGAGGCCCTGGACGACGGGGCGGTGGGCTGATGGCCTGGTCAGCGCCCATGACTGCGGTCGCCAACAGCACGTTCACGGCCGCCCAGTTCAACACCTACGTCCGCGACAACCTGAACGAGACCGCCCCGGCGAAGGCCACCGCCACCTCCTCGTACTTCGCGGCCGACGGCGTCAACAGCATCGCCGAACGGCGTGCCGACAGCGCCGCCGACCTCTCCTCCGGCATCCGCACCGTCGCTACTTTCGGCAACCTCGCCGGCACGTCCGTCGGCCCGGCATGCACGGTCGAGACGGGGACTGCGGCGTTCGTCATCGTCCGCTGCTCCCTGGAGAACTCCGGCACGGGCAGCTCCCGCATGGCGTACGCGATCTCCGGCGCGACGAGCCAGGCCGCCGCCGACAACCGGGGCCTGCACGTGTTCGGCGTGGCGGGCGTCAACGTGGGCGTCTCCGATGTGTCTCTGGTCCGCGGGCTTACCCCGGGCACGAACGTGTTCACCGCGCAGTACCGGGTGAGTTCGGGCACGGGGACTTTTTCCAGCCGCCGCATCATGGTTATGCCTTTCTGAAAGGGGCTGATTGAAATCGCCTGGTCAGCACCTATGACAGCGGTAGCGAGTTCTGTTTTCACCGCCGCGCAATTCAATACGTTCGTTCGCGACAATTTGAATGAGACCGCCCCGGCGAAAGCGGCCACGACGGGTGGATATTTCGTCACGTCCACACTGAACGAGATTGTGGAGCGGGTCGGCTCCCGGCAGACCATCACCACCAGCCAGACCACCACGTCCACCTCGTACACCAACCTGGCCACGACTGGCCCGTCGGTGACGGTGGAGACGGGCGAGTTGGCGCTCGTGATCTGGGGTGTGTCGTCGTCGAACTCGACGGCGAACGCGACCACGGTGACCAGCGTGGAGGTGTCCGGCGCTACCTCGAACGCAGCGAATGACGTGCGCGCGATTGTTTTCGATCCGCCGACCACGAGCAGCGTTCATCAGGGCTCGCACGCCGTGTTCTATGACGACCTCACCGCGGGCACGAATACTTTCACCCTGAAATACAGGGTCGGTGCCGGGACGGGCACTTTTTCCAGCCGCCGCCTGATTGTGCTGCCCTACTGAAAGGGGCCTTCTGATGGCACCACCCGCATCCGCGAACGCATTCCTGGCTGCGCTGCGCGCTGAGGGCCTGGTCGTGGTGGAGGTCGGCGACTGGCGCAACCACAACCGCAACCACAAGGGCCTGTTCGGCCCGATGCACGGCGTGATGATCCACCACACCGTAACCAAGGGCAGCAAGCACACCGTCGAGATCTGCCGCCACGGCTACACCGCACTGCCCGGCCCGCTCTGCCACGGCGTCATCACCAAGGACGGCCGCGTCCACCTCGTCGGCTACGGCCGCGCCAACCACGCCGGGTCCGGAGACGACGACGTCCTGCGCGCCGTCATCGCAGAGCAGGGCCTGCCCGCCGACAACGAGGCGAACACCGACGGCAACCGGCACTTCTACGGCTTCGAGTGCGAGAACCTCGGCGACGGCGAAGACCCCTGGCCCGCCGTCCAACTGCTCGCCATCGAGAAGGCGGCCGCCGCCGTGTGCAGACTGCACGGCTGGAACGAGCGCTCCGTCATCGGCCACCTGGAGTGGCAGCCCGGCAAGGTCGACCCGCGCGGATTCTCGATGAACTCCATGCGCGCCCGCGTTGCCGGCCGTCTCAAGCGCCCTGCTGGCGCCGACCCCGAACCTCCGAAGGAGAACGACGTGTCCGTAACCCCGTACGACCACTGGGCCTACAAGGGCCGCGGTGAGGACCGCGACGCCTACGCCTACCTGCGCGGCACCAACGCCGGGGTCAGCGACCTCGGCGCGAAGGTCGACGCGCTCGCGGACAAGGTGGCCGGCCTGGAGCAGAGGCCCCTCACCGATGACCAGGTCGCGGCGATCGCGGCCGCTGTCGCCGCACACCCGGCGCTGGCACAGGCCATCGCCGACACCCTCGCCACCCGACTGAAGGACTGACCATGGGAATCTCCGGCATCGCCAAGTCCATCATCGGCGGCCTGGCCGCCGGTGCGGCCGCCGCTGTCACCGCTGTCCAGGACCAAGTACTCACCACCGGGGAGGGCGTCACCATCGTCCTCGCTGTCCTCGGCGCGTGGGGCATCACCTACGCCGTGCCCAACAAGACGAAGGAGCCGACGGCATGAGCGCCCTCGACGCACGTATCCGCAAGCTGGCCCGCGAAGAAGCCGAGGCCCTCACCGGGGCGCCCCCGGCGACGGTGCTGGAGACCACCGGCCTGGACAGGGTGGACGCGCTGGAGAAGGAAGTCGCCGACCTCCGCGCCCGGCTGGAGAAGCTGGAGAACGCCCCCCGCCGCGCAGCCACCGCCCGCAAGGGGACCGGCGAGTGAGAACCGTCGTCTACCCGTCCGACTCGTTCGGCTGCGGCAGCTTCCGTGCCATCTGGCCCGGCCAGCACCTCGCCGCGGCCGGACACGACGTCGAGGTGGTCGGCCCGGGCGACCGCCGGGTGCGCGTCATCATGGACGGCCACACCGTCCGCGATGTCCTCGTCGACGCCGACGTCGTCGTCCTCCAGCGGGTCACGCATGCCTACATGGCGCAGGCCGTCGGCGTGATGCGCGCCAAGGGCATCACCGTCATCGTCGACGTCGACGACGACCTGTCCTCGATCCACCCGTCCAATCCGGCGTGGGCAGTACACCGGCCCGGGGCCGGACTGCACTCGTGGCACAACCTGGCGCTGGCGTGCCGGAACGCGTCGCTGGTGACGGTGTCCACTCCGGCGCTGCTGGACGTGTATGCCCGGCACGGCCGCGGGCACGTGCTGCCGAACTACCTGCCGGACATGTACTACGGCGTCGAGCGGCAGGACTCCGACGTGGTCGGCTGGCCCGGCAGCTTCCACTCCCACCCCAACGACCCGGAGGTCGTCGGTGGGGCGGTCGCGCGGCTCGTCAACGAGGGCGCCACGTTCGTGATGCGCGGTGACCCGACCGGCGCCGGGCGGGCGTTCGGCCTGGCGGCGGATCCGCCTGGCGGCGGGGTGGCGATCGAGGAGTGGCCGGCGGCGGTCGCCTCGCTGGGGATCGGTATCGCGCCGCTCTCCGACACGAAGTTCAACCGGGCGAAGTCGTGGCTGAAGCCGCTGGAGATGTGTGCAGCGGGGGTGCCGTGGGTGGCGTCGCCGCGGGCCGAGTACCGGCGCCTGCACGCGATGGGCGCCGGGGTGCTCGCCGACCGGCCGCGGGTCTGGTACCGGGAGCTGAAGCGGCTGCACGAGTCGGCGGCCATGCGGCAGGAGTTGTCGGAGGCGGGGCGGGCGGTGGCCGCACAGCTGCGGATGCGCGACCACTCCTGGAGGTGGCAGGAGGCGTGGGAGAAGGCCGTCGGCCTGGACCGGGCTACGCCGCTCCGGCTGCCGGTAGCGGTGTAGCAGCGATGGGGGCCTCCCGCACGTCGCGGATCCATGAGGCGCCGCACGCGAGACACAGTTCGTGCGGGTCGGTGTACGCCAGGCTCGTGGCCTGGCAGATGGGGCACTTCGCGCGGGTGCGGATCCGCCGGAGCTGCGCGCGCTGGTAGGTGCTGGTGCCGGCCCAGTAGCCTTCGGCGCCGTGGAGCATGGCCCAGGCGAGGCAGCGGGTACGGACGGGGCAGGTCCGGCACCAGCGGGCCTCGGCCTCTGCGGCACCTTGCTCGGTCTCGTGGTCGGGGATGAAGTCGTAGTCGGCGGTGGCGCAGGGAGCGTTCTGCTGCCAGGCGACGTCGTCCGCGGAGAAGAACTCGACGATGCTCACGACGGGCCGCCTCAGGGGCAGGGGGTGCCGTCGGCGACGGACCAGACGACCACACCCAAGTCCGGGTGCAGGCACTTGCGGACACGGCCGTCACGCTCCAGCCGCCGCAGCGCGAGGTGCACCAAGTCGGTGGTGAGGCCGGTCTCCTGCGCGATCTGGCCGCGTGACCACGGCCCGGCGGTCAGCAGTTGGTGGATGCGCTCATCACGCTCGATCGTCTCGGCGGGGCGGGGGCGGCCTCGGCCTCTGCTCACGGTCTGCTGCTCCATGACCACTCCGTATTCATTTCGGCGGCGGGCTGAAATTCATTATGCATCCGGTGTGGGAGGTGCGAGCACGGCCGGAGCAGCGACCGGGTATACGCATGTCAGACTGCCGTTCGAAACACCGTGCGTGGACAGGAGCCCCAGCCGTGACGCCACCGGAAACGTCGGCACTGACCGTCGAGATCGCCAACCTGCGGGGTGACATCAACGGTTTCCGAGGCGACATCAACGCGGTCGGCCGGGATCTGTCCGATATCAAGACGTCGTGTGCTGTGCTGATCGCCCGCTCGGATCGGACGGAGCAGGATGTGCGCGACCTCCGGAAGGAGTTGGAGGACGAGGTCAGGAAGATCCGCGAGGACGAGGTGAAGCCCCTCAAGGCGGACATCGCTGCGGTGAAGAGCCGTCAGTGGCCGTTGCAGTCGGTGGCTGTGGTCGCGTCGGCCACGGCGGTGGGGCTGGGCATCTGGACGGCGCTCGGCCGCTGAGGATGCGGCTCAGGCCTCACGGGCGACGGCGTACTCAGCGAGGAGCTCGCTATACCGACGCCGCTCATCCGCAGTGAGAGTGCCGCGGGCGGACTGCCACAGGGCACGGATCTCAGCGTTGATCTCGGCAGCAGACCGCACGGAACCAGGGCACGCAGGCTCGGGGGTCATAGACCAAGCCTACCGGGCACACCCGCCCCAACACCCCCACACGAAAATGGCCCCGCCCCTACCCTGACAGTGACGAAGCTGCAAGAGAGGGGCGAGACCGTGCCATCCGATGCTACCCCCGACCCGTACACCAACCCGCTCGCATTCGGCCAGCGAATGCAGATCTACCGCCAACGCCGAGGAATGAGCCGCCCCGTCCTCGCCGGCCTCCTCGGCAAATCCACCTCATGGGTGAAGCAGATCGAGAGCGGCCAGATCCAACCACCGAAACTCCCCATGATCCTGCGCATCGCCGAACTCCTGCGCGTCCGTAACCTCGCAGACCTCACCGGCGACCAAACACTCCACATCGACCTGTTCGTCGGCCCGGGCCACCCCCGCCTCGCCGTCGTCAAAGCCGCCGTCGACGCCTTCCCCTTCACCGCGGACCGGCAGGCGCCCGGCATCCACCACCTGCGGCACCGCCTCGACCGCGCCTGGACAGCACGCCACGAGGCACCGAACCACCGAGAGGTCGTCGGCCAGCTGCTGCCCGACCTGATCCGCGACGCGCAACTCGCCGCACGGCAGGCCGGCGCCGCCGGCGAGCGACGGGCAGCGCAGGCCGTCCTCTCCGAGGTGTACTCCCTGTCCCAGTTCTTTGTGGCCTACCAGCCTGACGCGGCTCTGCTGTGGCGCGTGGCCGAGCGTGGCATGGTCGCCGCCCAGGACAGCGAAGACCCGCACGCCATCGGTATCGCCGCGTGGCTCACAGCTCAGGCACACCGCGACTCCGGTCCCGGGCATTTCGACGCTGCCGACTCCGTCACGATCGAGGCGCTGCGCTACCTCGAGCCCCAGCTCCCCGACGCCGACGATGATGTCCTGGCGATCGCTGGAGCGTTGCAGTTCGAGGCCGGGTACACGGCCGCGCGGCGGGGGGAGAACGGCGCGGCGTGGGGCTGGTGGGACAAGGCGGAGAAGACCGCGAATAAGCTACCCACTGGCTACTTCCACCCGGTCACCAGCTTCAGCCGGTCCATCATGGGCGCGCACGCGGTGACGATCGCCGTGGAGCTGCACCAGGGCGGGGAGTCCGTGCGGCAGGCTGCTCGCGCGGACAAGACCGTCATCAAGTCCCGGCCGCGCCGGGCCCGGCACCGTATCGAGGAGGCGCGCGCCTACCAGTTGGACGGGCAGCCGGATACCGCGCTGGCGACGTTGGACAAGGCGCACGAGGCCGCCCCTGAGACGATCAAGTACAACGGGTATGCGCGGCGGATCGTGCTGGAGGAGACGGAGGCCCGGCAGCCGGAGCGCCGTCGGCGTGCGTCGGATCTTGCGGTGAAGCTGGGGCTGCTGGCGGTGTGAGGCATGGGGCAGGATTCCTGCCCCTTCCTCGCCCGACGGGCTTTTACGGTCACGTGTGTGAGACGGATCACCGTGACCGTGGAGGCCTGACCGATGACCAGCACCACACAAGACGCCCGGCAACAGGCGCTCACCACCCTCGAACTGCCGGACATCAACGACCTCTCCGAGGCCCAGGTACGCGGCGTGACCTGCGTGTGGCACGGCATCGCCCTCACCCCCGAGACGGCCGTGGACCTCGGCCCACGCCCCCGAGACGACGGCGGCGACTGGTTCCCCCGCGGCTGCAAGCGCTGCACCGGCGAGGCCGCCCAGCGGTTGCTCCTCGCGCACGCCCCCAGGTGCGATGTGTACCCGTCGTGTCCGACTGCCGTGGCCGCGCAGCGCCTCATGTGGGAGGCCGGCCTGTGACCCGGCCGCTGGACACTATGGAGGAGGCGCCGGTCCTGGGAGTACCGCTCCTCGAGCCGACGGCGGTCGAAGGCTGCGACACCTGCCAGCGACTGGCTGCCCAGCGGGAGCAGCACAGGGCGGCGGGCGACGAGACCGCGGTCTCCGACTGCAACGTGTGGCTCCGGCGGCACCCGGGCCATGAGCACCGAGTGGTGCAGCAGGTCAGGCCCTGATCTCCCGTGCCCGGTGTGCAGTCCGCCGATCGCGCCGGGCGCGGGTCTCGAGCGGCTCGCCCTACGCCCCCGTCAGGGCGGGCCGCTCACCCAACTCCCTTCGCTGCCACCTGTCCGGCGAAGGGAAGGGCGGCCGCCCGGTTGCGAGCCTGGGGCGGCCGCCCCCACTCAGACTCCTGGCAGCCGGCCAGGGGGACGCCGTTCGGTGTCGGCCTTCCATCCGGAAGAGGGCGGCTGCCCGTGCCGAAGCTCCAGGGCAGCCGCCTGTCACCGCACCAGATCCGCGAGGGGCACGTCGAGGGCGTCGGCGATGAGCAGCAGGTGATCGATGAGCGTGGCGTGCGTGCCCTGCTCGATCCGGTTGATCGTCTTGCGGTCGAGGCCGGCCCGTTCGGCGAGCTTCTCCTGGGAGAGTTTCCGCTCGGTGCGGGTGGCGCGGATACGGTCTCCGATCTGGCGTCGGCGGGCGGGTACCCAGTCGGGCAGCGGATCGGATGGCACGGATCAACGCTGGTCGGACCGTGATCAAGTGTCTGTACCATCATTGGTACATTTCTGAGGGTGCTTTCCGGCCGGGTCGCAACCCTATCCACGAGGAAACACACGTTCGAGTGAACGCAGGTGTGGAACGCGTCCATCCCGGCAACGCGCCATAGGAACCCACCAGACCGCCGCGTCGCCGCCCAGCCCCCCAGGCGAACGGCGGCGCGGCCCTATAACCCCCCGTCGCCTACATAGCGGCCGGGGGTTCTGTCGTTTGCCGCTATCTGCACTCATCCCGGACCGGATCGGGCAGGCGCCCGCCGACCTGTTTGGCCGGGGCCAAACCGACCGCCGCCCGGGGGTATCCAGCGGAACCGAGCGACATCGAACAGCCCTTATTTGTCACGGTTTCCGACATCATCGCAGGTCACAGACGGGTGAAAAATCGGGTTCGATTCCCGTCCGCCTCCGCTCTCCGCGCGCCCCTCACCTGCACAGATGCGTAGCCCTCGAAAAGCCCGGCCAAACAAGGGCCTAACGCTCCCCGCCAGAGCGCTCTACGCTGCCCCGCATGGCGAGCATCAGGAAGCGTGAACGCAAGGACGGCACCGCGATCTACCAGGTCCGCTGGATCCAAGGCGGGCGCGGCGGCGACTGGGAGACCGAGAAGTTCGGCGACGAGGACTCGGCGAAGCAGTTCAAGAAGCTGGTCGACGCCCACGGCCAGCAATGGCCGCCCGGCTGGGTGAAAGGGCAAGGGTTCGTCGAAGAGCCCGCCACGCCCGGCGACATGCCGTTCACCGACTGGGCACACCGCTACGCCGACCGGCTCACCGGCATCGACGAGCGCACCCGCCGCGACTACAAACGCGACATCGACAACCACCTGTCGATCCTCCACCATGTCGAGCCGTCCGGCCGTGTCGTGACAGCCACCATCGCCAACCTGACTGCGGCCGATGTCCAGGACTGGGTGCGCGCGGAGGAGACCGGCGAGCGGGACCCGGCCGACCCGGAGGGGTGGCTGCGCAAGCCGGCGGGGCCGAAGTCGGTCGCGAACCGGCACGGCCTGCTGTCGGCGATCGTGCAGGCCGCCATCGTGGCCGAGCCGCCGCTGCGGTCCAAGAACTGCTGCAGCGGCACCCGGCTTCCCCGCACGGACGACGGCATCGACGACGAGATGTGCTTCCTCGAGCACGACGAGTACACCCGCATCTCCAGTGAGATCGACGACCCTCACGCCCGGGATCTTGCGGACTGGCTCGTCGGGACGGGCATGCGGTGGGGCGAGGCAACCGCCCTCCAGGTCCGCGACGTGAGCCTGACGCGGAACTCCGTGAGCGTCCAGCGCTCGTGGAAGCGTGCGGCGCCGGGCGACGGCGGGCCCGCCTACTTCCTCGGCCCGCCGAAGACCCGCAAGGCGCGCCGGGTGATCGCCCTGACCGACGCGCAGATGGACATGATGCGCCGCCGGATGGCAGGTAAGCCGCCGGAAGGGCTGCTCTTCGAGACCCGGCTGGGCAAGAGTTGGCGGCACGACAACTTCTGGCGTCGCCGCTGGGTTCCGGCGGTGGAGGCGGCGATCGTGAAGGGGCTGCCGAAGCGGCCGCGGATTCACGATCTGCGGCATACGCATGTGGCGTGGCTGATTGCGGAGCGGATTCCGCTGCCGGCGATTCAGGCCCGGCTCGGGCATGAGTCGATTACGACGACGGTGGACCGGTACGGGCACCTGGTGCAGGCGCTGGATGGTGAGATCCGGGCTGCTGTCGCGGCGGCGATGAGTGGGCCTGTGGCTGCTCCTGGAATTCGCGGGGTGGTGTGAGATGCGCGGCGCCCTCCGTCTGGCCTGCGGGGAGGGCCTTTCGGAGGGCGCCGTGGAAGGGGTTCAGCGGGTGCCGGGCCAGTTCTGTACCCACATGCGCTGCCCGACGATGCGCTGCAGCTGATCCTGGAACTCCTCGACCGCTTTGGGGTGGACGTACTTCCTCGAGGCGAGCCACATGAACTCGCCGTCCTGCTCGACGCCGATCACCGCGCGGTCGCCTGGCAGGCTGTCACGCATCTCCATTCGGACTTCGGCCTGCTGGTGCAGTGGGGGCTGCTCCTCGTCAGGCGTTCCTTGTCCAGTCGGGTGTTCGTCACGTGACTCTTCGCGTTCCCCGTCCGCCATCGCACTGCCTCCCCAGATACCACACAGCGCATTCGCTCGCACGTTCGAGCGCGTGTGTGCATTCGTCCGATTGCGCCCCCCAGGCGGTGCACCGACGATGCCACACCGATCAGGGTGCGACCAGAGTGAATCACTGAGTAATGGAAAGTCGTACTATTCTTCCGACTTGCCCTGGCCAGAGCTGTCACGCTGCGCTCGCCTCCGCGCGAACGTCTCTGCGATATCCGCAAGCTGCTGCCGCTCCTCGTCCGACATCTCCTCGATGTGAGCAGCCAGCACACGCGTCGTCCGGTCCTGACTCCAGATGAACGACTCCATCTCCAGGTACTGGGCGGCCGCCGCCTCCTGAAGGACGCGCAGGGGTACGGAGAGGCCGACGTGGAGCGCGCGCAGCACGGCCGGCGACGGGGCTTCGGTGGGCTCGCCGCGCTCGAGCTTGCTGAGCCATCCGAACTTGACCGGCTGGGCGCCGGTTTCCGGGTCGGTCGACTGGTCGGCCAGCTTTCGGAGGCTGGCGCCTAGTTCTGCGCGTCGCTGTCGCACGAGGTCTGCGAAGTCCGCCCGCTGCTCAGTCATGGCCTGCATTCTGCCCTCTCGCTCCCCGCGCGTGGCACCTGATGTCTACGTTGCGAGACCCGACTACTGGGCAAATGCCAGGCCAGAGGGCACAACCGTTCGCGCCCCGGCACAAAGTGTCTACGCAAACGGGTCATGAACGCTATCCCCTCCGGGAGTGATGACCGAATCTTGACGCCACGTGCGTCCCCTGTGCGTCCCCGTAGACAGCACGTCTACGGATGTGTACTGTCGTTCCTGTTCACACAAACGCACACCCCGTCTACGGAGGTGATCACGTGCGTAACCCCGAGACCTACATGGTCCTCGTCAGCGCTGACCTTCTGGTTCGCCTCATGAAGCGCACCGGCGACGGCCGCGAAGTCAGCGTCCGCGACCTCGCCGAAGCCGCCGGATGCCACCCCTCGAAGATCGACGCCCTGCGCAACGGACGACGCAAGAAGTCCACCCTGGCCGAGGCACTGGCAATTGCCGCACGGCTTGGAGTCGACCTCCTCGTCCTGTGGGAGCACACCGGCCGCACCGTCACCGCCCCCACCGAGCCGCTCCACATGGCTGCGGTGCCGGCATGACACGGCGGCTGCTGTACGCGGAGGCCGCCCAGGAGCTGCGCGTCACGGAGTCGTGGCTGCGCAAGAACATCAAGCGGCTCCCCCACACGAAGGTCGGCCGGACCGTCTACTTCACGGACGCCGACCTGGCCCGCATCGACGCGCAGTTCCACCACGAGCCCGGCTCGGGTTTGAAGGCGCCGGCGGCCGGCCCGCACCCGCTCGGGCATCTGGTGCCGCTGCCCTCCCGCAGTGTCGCGCGGGCCTGACCCATCACACGCCGAAGGGCCGGCGGATGCACCCGACCGACCCCACGACTCGGCAACCACCCCAACCAAGAAGAGAGGTCACCTTGAAGACCGAGCCTATCTCTCAGCTCAGCGCGGCGACCGCGCTGGTGCAGCTCCTCCAGGAGCACCCCCGCTTGGCCGCCGCCGAGTGGTCGATCAACTCCGTGACCGCGGAGCTGCGCGGCTTCGTGTACGGCGCCGGCATGAAGGCGCTGTCGCAGTACGCCGACGTGCTCGGCGGGAGCGTCCAGGCCGCGCAGAACACGTACGAGGACCAGGGGCGGCAGGTGCGGGCTCACCGGTTGTCGTCGGTGTGGCGGGACGTGCGGGTCGTGGTCACGGTGGCGCTGCCGGTGGCGGAGAGCGCGCAGGTGGCGGCATGAGCGACTCGATCATCGTCCGCGTGACGCTGGACGCCTACGACATGGCGTCGACCGGCCGTCAGACGCAGGTGTACGTGCAGATCCCCGAGGTGGCTCGCGTCTCGTGGCTGCTGCCCGAGGACCGGTTCCACGGGCTGGTGGATCGCGCGTGGCCCGAGGTGTTGGACGTCACGCACGACTACGTCACGTATGGCGGCGCCGCCTCCAACTCCTCGACGACGGCTGCGTGGAAGGCCGTCATGGAGTGGCTGCGTGATGACGCGAACCGTGACGAGGTGCAGGCCGCGTGGGAGGAACACGAGGCGCGCCGGAACCCGGTCGCGCGGAAGCTGCTCGCCCGCGTCGCCGAGTTGCGGGCCGAGCGCGCGGCCCGGCAGGACGAGGTGTCTGCTGCGGTCGGGTACACGCCGGGCCTGAAGTGGCCGGACCTGGTCGGCATCGTGGCTGCGAACACGGCGTCGGCGGTCCAGGCTGAGCGGGACGTGCGGGCGCTGCGGAAATGCGTCGCCGAGCTGGAGGCGGAGCGGCACTCGACGAACGAGTCCCTGTCCGAGGCGGCCGAGCAGCTGCGCGCGAACCGCGACCGCATCACCGAGCTGGAGACGCTCGCCGGGCAGGCGACCGAGTTCCGCCTGTGGGAGCCGGGCTATGGCCTGTACATCCGCCGGGCCCCCGGAGCGGCCGGCTTCGGCGTGCTGGAGGCCCGCCGCACGGACAAGGGCCGCCGCTGCTGGACGACGTCCGGATGGCAGTACAGCGCGGTCCTGACGGACACGGAGCTGTTCTGCTGGCCGGACGCCTCGACCGCCGTCACGGAGGCCCGGCGGGTGATGCCCGGCGCCGTGGTCCGCGAGGTGATCGCCGAGGCGCAGCACGCGCACAACACCGCACCCGGCCCGGACACCGAGGAGCCGCGCCAGCGGGCCGAGTGGTGCACCGGCTGCAACACGGACCACAACCCCGACGAGTGCGGCTACCGGCCCAAGACGGGTGGTGCCTGATGCCCGCCGCGACTCCCACCGAGTGGGCCGAAGCCCTCTCCATCGCGCTGATGCTCTCCAGCACCACCGCCGCCCTGTTCTCCCTCACCGTCGACGCCGACCCGGAGGACTTCGACCCCCGGCTGGCGATCCGCCGGGCGGTCGAGTCCGGCCGCCTGGACCCCCTCCTGATCGCGGTGGTCAACACCCGCCACACCACCCGCGAGACCACGGCCCGGGCCCGGCAGGTGTCCCGCAACGCAGGGATCACCGCCGTCGCAATCCTCATGCTCCTCACTGCACCGGAGGCCACCCGATGAGTCACTCCTCCAAGCCGGGCCTGTCGTTCGAGGTCGGCACCACCCACCTCGACGGCGTCCTCCGCGTCGACGCCATCCGGACGGACACCCTCGTGCAGCTCGTCCAGCACTGGGCCGAGCCGAAGGATCGGGACGCGATCCTCGACGCGCTCGACGAGCTCGCCGCCGTCGTCGCCAGCCCGGCCCGGGAGGGCGAGCTGGACGCGGCGATCGAGGAGGTCGAGGACGTGGCGTGCATGGACAGCGCGCAGGTGCGGGTGTCGATGTGGGATGTGCGGCGTTTGCTGGGCGAGTTGACGGTGGTGGCGCGCCGGGTGGGTCGTTTCGGCCGGCGGGTGCCGGGTCAGCGGGGTGCCGCATGAGCGCCCGCGACGAACTCCGCCGCTACGTCAGCCTCCTCGGCGACATGTGGACGCCCCGCGAGACCACCGACGCCCGTGTCGAGCAGCTGTACAGCGCCGTCCGCGCCGAGGTGCTTGCCGAGGACGGGCAGGCGTACCCGGGCGAGTTGGCCATGCTCCACGGCCTCATCGCCACCCTCACCGCCGTCGCCGAACACGGCGACCTCACCCAGGTGCGGAAGCTCCTCGAAGAGCACCAGGCCGACACCGCCGCCGCCCGCACCCAGACCACCACGGTCCCGGCCGGACCCACCGGCCGCGTCGCCCAACTCCTCGACGCCATCCGCACCGCACGCGGCCGCTGGACCACCGTCACCGCCTTCCGCTTCTACCGCGACCACCTGCGGACCCTCGACCACATCCCCAACACACAACTCCGTGCCATCGCCCGCGGTGACCTCCGCGACCTCGCCGCGTGGGGCCACCTCACCCGGCACGAAGAGCCCGGCCGCCAGTACTACCTGCTCAAAACCCGGAAGGACAGCCGATGACCACCCGGCACCGCAGGGCCGACCACACCGCTGTCGTCGCCGCCCTCAAGGCACAGCCCGGCGTGTGGCTCCCCGTCGGGGAGTACCGCAACCGGCTGAGCGCCGACGACATCGCCCGCCGCATCCGCTGCGGCTATCCATTCGGCAGCCACGCCTACGGCACCCCGTACACGCCCGCCGGCGCGTTCGAGACCCGTACCCAGCTGACCGACGACGGGACTCTCCTCGAGGCCCGCTACACCCCGAAGGGCGGCCGGCCGTGAGCTTCTCCACCCGCACCCCCATGACCGACACCCAGCGCGTCCTCGGCCAGATCGAGCGCGGCGAAGTCCGCGCCGGCGCCGACGCCGCCCGGCAGATCGCCGCCCGCCACCAGGCCGCCTACGGCAACGACGTCTGGGGGCCCTGCCCGGACACGGCGTGGGCCGACGCCATCACCGACCTCACCACCCGCACCACGGAAGGCCGCCCGCCCGTGAACGACCACGCCAGCCCACACCCGCTCGCCGGGCAGACCGTCACCGTCACCGCTGAGCTGTCGGGCACCGGCCCTCACGACTTCCTCGTCGAGGACTGGAACGACCGCCTGTTCGGACAGTCCTGGATGGACATGCAGGGCCACCCCGCCTCCCTCGCCTACGCCGTGCGGTCGGCCATCGCCGGACTGCCGACGGACAACGAGGTCGTCTACGGCAAGGTCCAGGGCCTCGGCTACCTGGTTCACGTCAGCGAGATCGCGGACGGTGCCGCCTGATGGAGTCCACCGCGCGCGCCGGGGCTTCGGCCCCGGCCGCCGGCCGCCGCTCCCGGAAGACCGTGAGCGCACCGACCGGCACGGACCGCATCCCCAAGCCGAGCCAGGGCTGGTACCGCGTCAAGGGCACCGACCTCAAGCTCCGCCGCGTCACCACCATCCTCGAACAAGGCTGCTCCAAGGGCGACGCCCTCACCTTCTGGGCCGGGAACATCACCGCCGAGACTGCCATGGCGAACCTGCCCTACCTCGTCAACAGCAGCCTCTACCCCGAGCAGCGCACCGAGGCCTACGACTGGCTGCGCCGAGCCCACACTCGCAAGAAGGACGAGCGCAAGGACGTCGGCTCGGCCGTACACCGCGTCATCGAGGCCCATGTCCTCGGCACGCCGATGCCCGCCGAACTGCTGACCAACGAGGAACTGGCCCCCTTCCTCGACCACTTCCTCACCTTCGTCGAGGAGTGGCAGGTCACCTTCGAGGCCTCCGAGATGGTCGTCGGCAACGAGGAGCAGGGCTACGCCGGCACCCTCGACTACCTCCTCCGCTCCCCGCTCATCACCGCCGCGTTGGCCGCGTACTTCGACACCGAGATCCCCGCCGACACGGTGTTCTGCGGCGACACGAAGACCGGCGGCGAACTCGACGTGAAGGGCGTCTACCCCGAGGCCTCGCTGCAGATGGCTGCCTACCGGAAGGCCAAGGTCGCCTGGCTCAAGGACGGCACGAAGGTCCCGATGCCCTCCACGTTCTGGTCCGGCGTGGTGCTGCACCTACGGCCGGAGGGCTACCGGCTCATCCCCGCGGTCGCCGACGACGCCGTCTTCGACGCCTTCCTCACCGCGAAGCGCAACGCCGAGTGGACGTCCGGCCTGTCGAAGACGGTCATCCGTCCCGCCCTCACCCTGCCCACCACGAACAGCGAAGAGAAGGCTGCCTGATGCCCATCATCGACTTGCAGCGCCGGATGCGGCAGCTCGGCGAGATCCGTCTCGGCCACGTCGTCCCCACCGCGAACGGCAAGACTCGCCCCGCCAAGCTCGACAAGTTCCGCTTCACCAGCCCTTCCCGAGAGATCCTCACCGCGGTAGCCGAGCTGTACGGCGGCGAGGTCAAGGCGTGGACCCCGGCCAACGGCGGCCCTGCCGAGTTCGAGGTGTACTCCAAGGCCAACCGGCTCCCGGTGCTGATCCCGCCGAAGGACGCGGTGTCGCAGTGGTACGAGCTGTACGCCGGGTCCAAGTGCCAGCGCCGCTGCGACGGCGTCACCGAGCACAAGTCCGACCGGCCCTGCATGTGCGACCCCGACAACCGGCAGTGCGCCATGACCACCCGCGTGAACGTCATGCTCCGCGACGTCCCCGCCCTCGGCCAGTGGCTCCTCATCTCCAAGGGCTACTACGCCGCCGTCACCCTGCCCCCGGCCGCTGAGCTGCTGTCGCAGGCCGGCGGGTACGTGGCGGGGTGGCTGGGGATGGAAGAGAAGACGGCCATCGTCAAGGACCAGCTGGCCCGCTTCAAGGTGCCGACGCTGGACGTGGAGATCACCCCGGCCGCTCTGATGGCCGGGCAGATCACCGGCGGGGCTCCGGCGGTGGCGTCGGGTCCGGAGCGGGTGGCCATCACGTCCGGCCGCCCGGACTACGCGGCGCTCGCCTCCGTCGCCACGACGGCCGAGGAGGTCGGCAAGCTCTGGAAGCAGGCCGTCGACGCCAAGCACATGGACGACGGTCTCGCGACTGTGCTGAAGGCCCGCGGTGAGGCGCTCCGCGCGAAGCCGGTCCCCAGCGAGGCAGGCGGCCCGCACCCGGACGACACCGAACGGATCCTGAACCCGGCCGACTACGGCGACGCCGGCCAGGATCAGATCGACGAGTACGTCCATGACGTCGAGATCGTCGACGACATGCCTGACCCCGCCGCTGCTCAGGCCGTCTGGTTCCAGATCATCGCCGCCGCCGGACCGCGGGGCATGACCACAGCCCAGGTCGAGGAAGCGTTCGCCCAGCGTCACGGCGGGCTCCACCCCTCCACCGCTTCGGTCACGCAGCTGGAGACGTTCCACGCCGCCCTGAAGGGCGGTGAGCTGTGATGACCGCATGGTTCGAGGGCCGCCTGTGTGGCTTCGATCTGGAAACAACGGGCGTTGACGTCGAGCGGGACCGGATCGTCACCGCCTGCGTCGTCCAGTGCGGCGGCAAGCACCCCACCCAGTCCGCCACGTGGATGGCCGACCCGGGCGTCGAGATCCCGGAGGAGGCCGCGGCGGTCCACGGGGTGACGACCGAGCGGGCGCGCGCCGAGGGTAGGCCGGCGGCCGAGGTCGTCGAGCAGCTGGTCGCCGGGCTCGCAGAGTCGGTGTTGGCCGGGCTGCCGGTCGTTGCGATGAACGCCAGCTTCGACCTCACCATCGTGGACCGGGAGGCCCGCCGCCACGGTGTGCAGCCCCTGGTCGACATCGTCGGCGATGACCTCCTCGTGGTGGACCCGCGGGTGCTGGACAAGAAGGTCGACCCGTACCGGCGCGGTGGCCGGAAGCTCGAGGACCTCTGCCGTACCTACAAGGTGGCGCTGGACGGCGCGCATTCGGCGGACGCTGATGCGATCGCCGCGTGCCGGGTGGCGTGGCGGATCGCGACGAAGGATGCGCGGATCGGTGGGGCTCCGCTGAGCGATCTGCACGCGTGGCAGGTGTCGTGGGCTCGGCAGCAGGCGGAGTCGTTGGCTGACTACTTCCGGCGGACGCCCGGTAAGGAGTCGTGGGCTGACGGGGTGCGCACGGAGTGGCCGTTCATCCCGGCTCAGCGTGCGGGTGGTGAGGCGTGATGTTCGGACTCGTCACTCGCCGCCGCCACGACCGCGTGGTCGACGACCTTCGCGTCCAGCTCGCTCGAGCGATCGAGCAGCGCGACAACGCACGCTCGGAGCGACAGGCGTTCCGGGCTGCGGCTCAGACTGCGAGCCGTCAGTTCGCTGACGCCGACGCCGCGACGAAGCGCCTGCACGGGCGGGTGGAGGAGCTGAAGCGGCTCCTCGCCGACCGGCCGGCCGCCGGCACCGCAGACACGGCCCGCCTGGAGAGCCGCATCACACGGCTGCGGAAGATCGTGTCCCGGCTCCTCGACGAGCGTGCCGCTGAGACGAGGCGCGCGGACCGGCTCCAGGCCCGCCTCGACGACGCGTGCGGCCTCCCCGCCCGCGGCCCCATCCAGGACAGCAGCATCTGGCAGCCCGGCTACCAGCCGCCGAGGCCGAAGGCGGGCGCGTCATGAGCGGCTTCGAGACCGCCCTCGCCGGGGCCATCACCACCGTCGGGGCCGTCGCCACCATCCTCGGCCGGTACTGGCCCGGCCCGTCCGGCCGCCACCGCCGGCCCGCCCGCCCGCCGTTCGCGCTGGTCGTGCAGGAGTTCCGCGTCTGCCTGGTCTGCGGGGTGGAGACCGCTGCGGTTGTCCACGCGGGCGGGGCGTTCACCTGTGCCGAGGGCCACCTGACCGTGCCCGGAGGTGAGGGCTGATGGCTG